GGATTTCTTGGATTTCTTAGCGGATTTCTTGGATTTTTTTCCGCCAACACTTTTGGATACATAATTGTAAGAAGAACCACTTAATCCAGTTACAACAGCAGCAGGTAGAACTCCAATAGTTGATTCGTTAACAGATACACCTCCCATTATATAGTATAACTATATAAAAAATATACTTATTTTCTATTTTTTTTGGTATTTTTCTTCTTTTGATTAACGCTTTTTCTTGATTTTTTTCCACCGAAACCTAAAAATTCTTTTGTATATTTTTCCGCATCAGGATTTAAAGATTCTTCACTTAATACAAAATCTTTTGCTTTTTTAGAGGTTAATTTCCAATTGGTTAGTGTATTTACTCTATCTGCAAATATTGGCGCTATTATTTTGATTCGTTTAGCACCATTAGTGTTATATTTTTTTAATAAAACGTTTAATTTTTTATTGTAAGTATCTATTGATTTCATTTTTGAATAGTCTTCCATATCCACAATAGTAATTTGTGTTTCATACATTTTTGTCATAAAATTATTGAAATATGCATAAACATCTTTATTATTTTTAACAAACGCTTCTATTTGGTCAATAGATACTGTAATGTCATTTACTCTTGCAACTCTCGCATAATTATCTGGGTCATCACTGTCATCGTCACTATTACCAAAATAAAATTCATCTTTTACTCCATGGTGAAGAACACGGGCAAATTCTTTGGGGTCTAATGGGTTATTTGCAACTTCCAATGTTTCAATGAACGTTATATCAATTGGTAATTTTTTTATCTTATTATTGGCACACTTCAAAAGTTCTAATGATTCCATTTCATGTTGTCTTATATGTGATAATTCAGTTATTTGATTATTTTTACATTCTATATGAATAACCGATTCAGGTAGTCTAGGTAGTTTTTTTAATTTATTATCAGAACATATAAATACTCTGAAAGTTGCATTATAATACACAGTTCCTTCTGGAATATCTGGTATTTCGGATAATTCATTATCAGAACAATTTAGATATATAAGTCTATGACCAGGTGGGAAAACTGGAAAAGTATTTATTTTGTTATTTTCACAATGTAAATTTTCTATAATGGATAAATCAAGACCCGTCGGAAGTTCGGTCAATTCATTTCCTCTACAATCTAAATGAATAATTCCGGGAACGGTAATTTCTATTCTGGATACTCCTAAATTATTTACAACAATTTTACCAGGTCCTACTAAATATTCACTATCTGGTCCAATTATTAAAGTTTGCGATTCAACAGATTCCATATATATTATAAATATATTACAATAAAAAATTGAAATTCATTGTTGTATATAAATATAATTCAATAATACAAGAAATGAAAACATCCAAAGTGAAACAAAGGTTACACAATAAAATAGAAGCGTCTAAAATAGAAATATACAGCAAGAAATCGGAGGAAATTTATTATTTGATTTTAGAAAAACTTTGCACTAAAATCAAAACGGAAAAAGATACAATTACAGTCTATCACATGGATTCATTATATAGAGATAATAGTCACGATAAATATGAATACATGTTTGCAAATGTAGAATAGAAATCTATTTATAATTCTTCTTCAATGTTTTTGGTCGTTTTCCATATTTGCAATGTTGGCGTTGTGAAAATCCTCTTGGGTTTTTGCAGTTGATGGTTCTTTTGTATTTTAACGACCATTTTTTTCGTAGAGTATTGTTTTTCATATATAATATACAAATATTATATAATGAAAATAAATAATATAAGTCACATTGGAGATATATTTGCGATTCCTTTTTTTGCATTATTGTGTTTGTATTTTTACAGAATAGAGAACAAAACGCCAATGGAATATATATTGCTTTTATTTAGCGCAGGAGGATTTGTATTAGACATTTTGTTCAGTTATCTTTATTTAGGGAAAAAATCTACTGGTTGAAAATATTTGCCAATTTATTAATGTGAACTACCATGGAACCATTTGGCATAACCCGTTTTGGAATCCATTTTTTGAATTTAGTGCTAAATATACATTCTATTAATAATGTTTTATTGACATCTACGTATCTATCTTCGGCGACATTTTCAAAATCATCTTCATCGTCACTTTCTTCAATATAATCCAAATTTTTATTTTCACGAATGTTTCTGAATAATCCATTCATGAAAATACTGGTTTTATAATCTGGAATACATGCAACATTGTAATATACCAATGATTTATTTTTACCAAATGCAAACAGATGATATATATCAAATTGTATGTCTGCAATTACATGAAATGTGGTTGGGTATTTATATTGAGGTTTAGTAAAATCAATCACTTGTTTGGAAAAGAAAGGGGTTTGTTTTAAATCCGTTTCTTTTTGGACATTGGTATTTATTTTACGGGTTAAAGAAATATTCAAATAAGGAGCAATATTGGATAGCATTCTATATTGTAAATGATGAATACTGTAACCAATATCCGCGCTGATTTTTTCAGGAATATTGATATTACATTCAAAATCACAGGATTGATGATTATACCATAATGATGGCAATGCAAAAACTAAACCATTTTTACAAGTGAATCGCTGGACAATTTGATTTTTCATGAAATCGTGTAAATACCCCAACTTTTCGCTAAATAAAAAAGATCCAATAGAAATTCCTTTGTAATAGAAAATATCTTCAATGATGAAGAATTTTTTTTCATCGGCGGGATCGGTATTTTCTAAAACAGTTCCATACAAAACAGTTCCTAATGACATACATGGTTGAAAAATCGTATTGATCCGCGAAATTTTACTTACCTTTTTATCACGATTCAATTCCATTAAATAACACACATCCATATTTTTATAAAAGGTAAACCATGCGAAAAACTTCTTTCCCGCTGGTATAGCCAAAGTAATATTATAATTAAGGGAAACTTTCTTATGTGAAATTGTTTCATAGGAAAGTTCAAATGGCGGAAAACGTTTCATAAGATTTTGACATTGGATAGAATTAAGTTCCATTATACACTTTATTAAATAGATGTGAATATGTTTTTATATCTTTTTGATAAATATTTTTTGGAAATGTAAAAATTTTATGATGTAAATACCTGTTCTAAATAAGAATCCAAATCATTTTGCATATTTTCTTTATTAAAAATAAACATGTTCTCATCTACTTCATTTTTTTTATTCATCATTTCATCTAAAATTATTTTATATTTCTCGGTTTGTGTTTTTACTAAATCTTTTGTTTTCTTGGTAGTGTATGTATCTTTTAAATAATTGAATAAATAATGGATAAGAACAATAATAATGATGGATATGATGATATTTTGAAAAAGCCATATCATGAATCTTTATGTTCTCAAATATCTATATGTTTTTAGATAGATTTGATATGAATAATAATTACGTAGAAGTCTAAAAATATATTTTGAAAATACTTAAACAGAATTTCCTAAATTATATAGAAACAGATGCCGTCTATTATAATTGTTGAAAAATTAGGTTCAATTAAACAAGTTAATTTAAAAAAATATGACGAAAATGAATTATATAAAAAAGCTGGATTCAAATCTGCGGAAGGGTTCAAATGTCATACGTCATGGACCGTCCAGGTTGATTCCACAAAATACATTATTAGTGTTTATGGTAAGACAACTGGAAAAGCAAATCAAGAAAATAAATATGAATTCCCACCACCTATTGATAATACCTTATTTTTTGGGAATTGCGTTATTGTAAAAAAATTGGAATCCGATCCGAATATGATTGCAGATTTATCTGAATCGGGTTGGAATGAAATATACGAAACATTATATGGTGGATTTGAAGATTTAGGAGATGAAGATACTGAAGAAGATGATAGTGATGACGATGATGGTATCCCAAGAACAAAAACTGGGTATGTAAAAGATGGGTTTGTGGTAGACGATGATGATGATGATGATGATGATGATGATGATGATGATGATGATAATCACGATAACGAAGATGAAGATGAAGAAACTCCTGTAAAATCAAAATCTAAACGAGTTACTAAATCAAAATCAAAGAAAAACTCTGCAATAAAAAGCTTATTTGATTTGAAACCAATTGAAAATATATCGGAAAATTATTTAGATTGCACAAGTGAATTGGTAGAAGAAGAATATATATAATTATTATATAGATGGTGCATACAAATCTGTATAATACTTTATTCAGTAAGAATCAAAAAGGTGGAAATTTACTATCTTTTAGCAAAAACAAAAATTTTTTCAAATTATTAGATGAAAGAAAAGAGTTTTTAATGATGGTTTTTGCGAATTTGATAGTTCAACTGGGAATAACATATTATATTATGGAAAATGTAAAAAATGAAAAAGAAAAAATGGACATAAAATTATTGGTATTTTGGTTTATAGTTATATTTGTATTACTACTTGTAATATCATTAGAAATACCATTATGGTTAAAAACGTTAATATTTACATCTATATCATGTTTATTTGGATATATATTATCTTTCTTACGAAATAGAGTAGATCCTAACATTATAAAAACAGCTATATTTGGAACAATGGGTATTTTTGGAAGTATGTTCTCGTTTGGATTAATTCTCGTTCTATTTGGGGTTGAATTAACAAAGAAGTTTGGTGGATGGTTATTATTAATATTGCTATTGTTTATTATTGTGAAAATTGTGACATTGTTTATGGGTAATTATTCTACACTTGTAAAAGGTTTTCTCGTATTTGGCCTAGGATTGTTCTCAGTATTCATTGTATACGATACAAACCAAATTTTACAAAAAGATTATTATGGTGATTTTATAACAGCTTCCATTGATTATTATTTGGATATTATAAATATATTTATAGATTTAGTGAATATCATGTCACTAGATGAATAATATAATTATTCCGCCGTATGAATGTTTTTTGATCAATTATATTATCAATCATCTGACTTATATTTTCCAATACATCCAATCCGCTCACATTTTGGACATTGTGTATAATCTTTGTTACTATTTGAAACATCATAACACGATTCATGTAATGATATATTGCAACGAACACATATCAATAAATCTGAAAGTTGTATTTGTTTATTACAAATTTCACACATTTTTGGTTTATGATTAGATTGTAAATTTCCCATTATTTTGTATTTGCAATAAAAATACAAAATAAAATAATAATCAATTTTTTACTTTTATTTAGGTTTTATTGATGGACCCACTAATTATGATTTCCAATGTTTACCACAATCTAAACAAGTAACAAATATTGTTGCGGGTTCATCAGCACTTCGTGTTTGTAATTCATAATATGTGCATCTTTTTGATTTGCATTTTTTACAAGTAAACATATCGGTAGAAGCTTCAATATTGGAAGTGTATTTTGAAGCATCGCGTTTAATTTTACGATCAATGAATACCCGCCAATGTGATGGATTTAGTTCTTGATGTGTCATAAATGCAATGCTTTGAGGTGTTATTTCATTTTGTTTTATTTGTGCTAATAATTCTTCATTTTTCAAATTAATATAAATAGAACGCAATCTGTCTAGATATAATTGCGAAAACGGAGGGTTTTCCCATTTTTTCACAATTTTTCGGGTATTCGCTTCTTTTATAGTATAATTATAAACGCCTTTTTCAAGATTAATAGACATGGTGGCGTCTTGAAGTATAGCCGCGAATTTTTTGCGTATATTTTCACGGAAAGCTTCTGGGTTAGTAATTTTAGTATTGGTTTCTGAACTCATAGTTGTTACTTTATTTGTATAACTATACCATCTTGTATTTAATTCAATTTTTTATTGTATTAAATAAAAAAATAGTTAATACAAAACAAAGAATATAAAAAATATATACCATAGACATTTATATGGAATCCATTACAGACTTGTGTGAGTTTTATTGTTTATGTTATAATAATCCAATCCGATATAAAAATATGAAAGAGCGATTTGCAAAAGTGGGATTAGACCTAAATATTTTTGAAGGTGTAGAAATTACAGACCCAAGAATTGACACTCAACCAATTGGTGAAGGAATTAAACGTCTTTGGTCAATTACATATGGTCATATTGACATGTTAAAATTATTTTTAAAAACAGATAAAAAATATGGTTTCTTTTGTGAAGATGATATTTATTTACATAAAGAATTTGCAACTAGATTATCCAATATTATTAACGAATTTGAAACTATGAATTTGGATTTTTTATTATTGGGACATATGACCAATTATGCAATTGGGGAATGGATTCATGGTTACGAGTTGAAACATCATTTTGAAAATCGTCCATATAAATATCATAATTATCCGGCAACTGAACATGGACATTGGGGGGCACATTTATATATGGTATCGCGAAAACATGCCGAGTTTTTAATAGAAAAATTTGGAAATGGATATGCTGATGAAACTTTAGTAAATTCTTCATTACCCCATTTTAGTCCGGATTGGACAATTACGAAGCAAGGAAACCGTGCATTAATATATCCCATGATGGCTGTAGAAGATGCAATTGGCGATTATGGACATGGAGGTCAAACTGAATATCATAAAAGTAGCACACGTTTAAATTATGATCCCGATTTTTTTATATAAATATACGTAAAAAAAATTTAAAAAAAATGTTAAATTATATATATTATGGCAAACAAATATCAATATAAAGGAACAGATATAACTTCAATAGTTCAAAGTGGAGCTTCTACTATACCAACAAACAAATTCAATGGATTTCCAACATATACCACATCTACAACTTCTTATTCAAAAATAGATACGGATATTCAATATAGTGAAAGTGGACAATCACTTACAAGTAAATATCCAATAACTGGTGCGGTAACTCAGATATTAGCAAACACGGTAAATGCAACCGTTGGGTCAATACAACCACCTACATGGGCAAATAGTATGAAATTCATAGTAGCATCAACCACGGGCGACGTGGGTAACCAAGGTCCACAAGGACCATCGGGTTCGGGGGGTCCACAAGGACCTACAGGTCCTCAAGGACATGCAAATAATTGTCCACAAGGACAAAAGAAACGTCCAAGAAATGGAGGACCAGGTGGACCTGGAGGATTTGCCGGCCCGGGTGGGGCAGGAGGTCCAGGCGGTGCCGGTGGTCCTGGTGCATATATTTTTACGTCAAGTGTAATGGGAATTACTGCAAATACCCCTATTCAATACAATATAGGTAATGGAAATACAGTAACTTTTAGAGTGGATACCGCTGCATATGTTGCAAATCGTGGTGCTAAAGGAAATCAAGGTGCTCAGGGGTTTAGAGGTAATGATGGACATCCTGGAAATCAAGGTGGACAAGGTTCAAATAATTGTCCGAATAGTGATGCGGGTGGACCAGGTAACCGAGGAACACCTGGTAACACTGGCGACCAAGGAGCAGCTGGAAATATAGGAGTTCCTGGTAATGTAACTATTCCACCAATAGTAGGTGGAACTGGAAATGCAAATACAAGTCAAGCATATATAAATGTATATTTCTTTAAAACATAATTTAATAAAAAAATATTTAAATATTATATTTGTTTTATATAAAATGACCGATTTCATTTATCAAATAAAAAATTCAATACCAGATGAATTATGTAATGATATAATAAATATGTATGAGCTTGATGATGGTAAATATGGAGGACTCGTATTTTCTGGATGGAAGAGAGAAATAAAAGATACAACGGATTTATTACTACCCAAAAATGAGAAAAGATGGGAGAAAGTTGAAAAATATTTATATAATGCATTAAATAAAGGGTTCGCTGAATATACAAAATATTTAAATAAAGACGAATATATTTCAAAAAATAGAAATTATAGCGTATTGGAATTTACAGATTTTCACATTGAAAATTTTATGATACAAAAATACAAAAAATGCGAAGGGAAATATGTATATCATAATGATTTTAGTAGTGATAGCGAAAAGGAACGTTATAGAATGGTTACTTTTATATGGTATTTGAATGATGTAGATGAAGGAGGAGAAACAGAATTTTGGGGGAATTATACAATAAAACCTGAAAAAGGGAAATTAGTATTTTTCCCTGCATCTTGGACATATCCACATCGCGGCAAAATGCCAATATCAAATGATAAATATATAATAACAAACTGGTTTTACGTTAAAGAACCAACTGATTGAAATAAATAAAAACATACAACATATATAAAAATATGTTGCATATAATAATAAAATGGATATATTAAAAGAATATAGAAAAAATAAACAAATGTCATGTGGATTGATTGTTGTAGAAAATTTTTACGATAACCCAATGGAAGTTAGAAAATTTGCATTGCAACAAACATACAGTGAAGAATCATATTATCCAGGTAAGCGGACGCGTTCGTTTGCATGTGAAGAACATAAAGAACGATTTCAAAAAATATTAGAACCATTTATTAAAAAAATAACAAATTTTCCATTTGATACTGATAATGGTAAATTTCAATATGCGACAGCACAAGACCATTCATGGGTGCATTATGATAATGAAGATACAAACTGGGCTGGTATAATATACTTGACGCCAGATGCACCGGTTGAATCTGGAACCGCATTTTATCAATATAATGATGGCACAATCAACGCCGTTGAAAGTGAGCTAATGAAAAGTAATTTTAAACAATATAGTAAAGATATGACAAAATGGAAAATAGTAGATAAAGTTGGAAATGTATTCAATCGTCTTATACTGTTTGATTCTTCAAGATATCATACAGCGGTTGATTATTTTGGTAAAGATAAATATGATGGTAGATTATATCAAGTTTTCTTTTTTTCAACTGAATAATGATATAAAAATAACAATATTTATATTGAATGGAGGTATTAACAAAATATAGAACAAATAAACCACCATCATCTAGTCTTATTGTAATAGATAATTTTTACGAAAATCCATTTGAAGTTAGAAATTTTGCGTTGAACCAAGAATATATAGAAAAAAAATGCATTGAAGATTCTTATTGTGTCGGTAAACGAAGTAAATCATTTGCATGTCAAGAACATAAAGACCGATTTCAAAAAATATTAGAACCATTGGTTGGAAAAATAACGTATTTTCCATTTGATACTGATAATGGTAAATTTCAGTATTCAACGTCAAATGAACATTCATGGGTGCATCATGATAAGGATGGAACAAACTATGCAGGAATAATATATTTAACGCCAGACGCACCGGTTGAATCCGGAACTGCATTTTATCAATATATGGATGGGACAATGAATTCAGATGAAAGTGAATTCATGAAAAATGATTATATTAAATATGATAAAGATATGACAAAATGGAAATTAGTAGACAATGTCGGTAATATATTCAATCGCCTTGTGTTATTTGATTCTTCAAGATATCATACAGCGGTAAATTATTTTGGTACAGATATATACAATAGTCGGTTGTATCAATTATTTTTTTTTTCGGTTGAAATGTAATTATATATAATATATATAATTATATATGATAGTTGTTATACGAGAAAATGGATGTGTTGAATGGACAAAACAATTCAAAAATATTTTAATATTGAATAAATCAGATCAATTGAGCGATGAATATAATCATATTGATGTTCAGAATGTAGGAAGAGAATTTCATACAATATTTACATATATATATAATAATTATGAAAATTTAGATAATTATATTATATTTATAACAGTAGATGAAATTTCTTTTGGTAAAATATGCATTGAAATGATAAATAGAATAAATTATTATTTAAATAATAATTCAAATCCCTTTTTTGAGTATATAACACATTACAAATATTATATACATACTTCATCCATTTTATCTGAACGTGAGGATGAAGAAGATACAGTTGCGAATGTTAAATATGCATACGATAGAGTATATCGCGAATTATTTTCAAAAATTGAACATAAATATGTATATAAACCAGAAGGGTCATCCTTTATTGTATCCAACAAATTAATTTTAGCAAGATCAAAAAATTTTTATTTGAAAATAATTCAATTTTTAGAACATAGTAAAACCCCAATTGAACATTATGTTATTGACGTTATTATACAAAAAATTTTCATGGATCGGTTTATACATTTTAATGTTACGTATAGATATAACGGAGAAGATACCGAAATTGAAGATCCCATACCCGATACTCCTATAATAGAAGAAAATACCAATACCAATAATATTACAGAAAATATTATTGAAGATATAGTTGTAGATACAAATCCAGAGTGTCCGAATTGTATGGGTATAGTAGAAACTATTCCAAATTGTGTAAAATATTTTTGTAGCGAAGAATGTTATAATAAAATACACAATAATTAATCATATAGTTCAATGTAAAATACCAGAAAATACCCATTATTATCCATATGTTTTATTATATTTTTAGTGCTATCTGATATATGCATAATCATATCGCCTTGTTTTATTATTACAAGTTCATCATTTGCATCAATTTCATTACTTGCCCCCATGATTATATTTGTGTTATTTAAAAAAATATAGGACGTGATACTTGTAATTGAATTATGAAAATTGAAATAATTTGAAGATGCGTAATATTTTGTTATAAAAATATCTTTAAAATTTAACGTTTTTTCTTTTAAAAATAAAAAATGGTTTTTTATACTATTTGAATATAAATCAAATACATTTTTAATAATATAATTCAATGTTTTTGGTAATTTATCAAGATTAATAGTAAATATGTTTTCATTATTCATATTTATTATATCCCAATTATTATTTTTATCAATGTAATCATTCATTTCTTTGATTATCAAACTACAAACTTTTTCTTCCAAAAAATCACCAACTATATGTTTATTTAAATTTAAGGAATTATTTAGTTTTATAACAGATTTTTGTTCATTCACAACGGTATTTGTTATTGGCTCTACTTCTTTTGTTATGATAGCATCTATTTCACAAGAATTTTTGAATACTTCTGTAGAAAATTTCATAGGTTCTAATGTGCCATTTTCCTTAGTAGTTTGTTTTACTTTATGTAAAATAATTGTATTTTTATTGTATAAATCCTGTCCATTAAACACATTTCTAAAATTTTTGAAAACATTACTATCTTTTTTATATAAAATTTCTTCAAAAACATTGTTATTCAAAATAGTATCCGGTAATCCTATTTTTTTAATATTTTGATTTTCATTATTAAAATGTAATAATGTCTCGTTATTTCTTAAATAATCATTTTTTATATATTTATTATGTTTTGCATTATCAATAGCATGTATTTTAGAATCATAATATGGTAAATTACTCGGAACATGATTATACCAAAAATCTATAATCAATAAACAACGTTCGTTTTTATCATCAAATATGTTACCTTCGCAATGATAATATTTACCACCATTGAAAACAATATGTTTCATTTTAACAGGAAAACTAAAACACAATGTATTGTCATCTAAATTTTTAAATTTATATGCATTGTTATCAATATTGGTAATTATTGTAGGATCATTATTATTATCAAGATATGTTAATGACGATAAAAATGGCTTTTTTGATAAATTTTTGATTTTAACTGAATGATCATCACTATCTGTATGAATCATAGAACCATATACATTACGAGACTTGAACCAAAATTCAATGCAAATATTTTTATCAAATGCAATATTCATCCGATTTAAATGAAATTGTGCAATATCATAAACATATTTCTCAATTAAATTAAACCAGTTTTTTGAATGATTTAATAAATATGCCGGTGAATTATTCTTAGCCAACATGCATTCATTTATTAAACATTCTATGTGTTCATTTTCTTCACAAAAATCATTACTTGACGAAACTACCCATGTTTTTAAATCACATTTCAATAATGATGGACATATAGAATTCACTGAATCCGTTATCATATACGGGTAACATTTTTGTTCATTTACAGTTATATTTACAATATTATTTTTAATATCAACACAATTTATAACATTTTCATATTTTGACAAATTTGAAAAGCTATCAATAATAAATGTATCGGACTTACAGCTGATTGTCTTGAATATATACGAATGGAACATTTTAATTAATTGATTCAATTTGCTGAAACTATAATATTCAATAATATCTTCAAAAAAATTATATGTCAATATATCGTCATTTATTATTACAACTTCACTATCATTTTTTTCAATGATTTTCATCAATTCTTTATTTTTATCATATTTTTCATTTGTTATTGCAATGTTATTTGTCATAAAATTAAAATAGGAAAATATACTATCGTCATAATACGGAACATGTAACGGCGGTTTGTTCCATAGTGCAACTAATATTAAATTACGTTCATCTAAGGTTGGTTCATTTCCACACTGAGATGTTAAATCTATTCCGGTATGTATGTATTTTCCATTAAAACATGTGTGCTTCATTTTTCTTGGAAATGAGAAACATATTTTTGGATTTTCATCATAATTTTTATTACAGTTAATTGTGCCATCTATATTAGTAAACATTGTAGGCGAATTAGAATCATTTAAATATGTAAGCAATGTTAAAAATGGTAAATTAAAATTTGTATTATACATGCGAACTTCATAATCATCTTTATCTATATGAAAATCCGGGCCACATTTATTGCATTTTTTATTGATCCAAAATGTTACAAATATATTTTCATCCAATTCTTTATTGAGACGGGTTAAATGAAATTTAGCCATATCATATACAAATTTTTCAACAATAGAATATTCTTTTTTTGTTGTGTCTAATCTACATTGGATATCTATAACTCTACTATATTTTAATAATAAACTGCTATATTCATCATCTATATCTATTTGCCAGTCTATATTATTACACTCCATTTTGAAAATATGAAATGTTATTTTTATATAATTTATTCAAAATTATATAAATATTCATTCACAATGATATGTAAATGATTAATAATTCAATAACTATTTGTTTTGCAGCTATATGTAAAAATAATGAAAAAACTATAATAAAAACATTGGAAAGTATTCATAATAATATTAGTAAGTGTATAATATTAGATATTGGTTCAACGGATACTACTTGTTCATTAATACATGAATTTTTCAAAAATAAAAATATACAATATCAAATTTATGAAAAAGAAGATAAAGGAGCTTCAAATAATAAAAGAGAGTTGTTTGAGTTATGTTATGACCAAACCGATTTTATATTACATCTTGAACCCGGGGAAATTTTAGGCTCGTGTAATTTACTTCTAAACATTAATTTAGACAAAAAATATATTGCATATAATGCCAATATACATGAAGATATTCCTTACATTAAACATAAAACTAATGAATTTAATGAAAGTGTTATCAAGACATCTAATAAAAAGATAATAAGTGCAAGATTCGTTGTATTCAATAATAGGTACAAATGGAAAATATCGGGTAATGTTTTTCATAAATATATACCGATTAACGTGGATGAATTGGATTATGGAACTATTTCAAATGATTATTTTTATATAATGAACGAATACAATGAAAATATTCTTAATACAGATATAATAAAATCAAATATATCATTGTTGAAAAAAGATTATTTAGATACCATCAATATAGATGAAAATGGTATTAATTCGTTGTGTATATTTCATATTGCTAAACATTATTATTATTTAGAACAATGGAATAAATCATTACTACATTTTTTGAAATATGTAAAACTAAAAGATGCTGAAAAAGATGAATTATTTGAATCATATATTAAAATTGTTGAAATTATGTATATTTTAGATTACAAAATAGATGATTTAATCCGTTATACTGTATGTGCGAGTGAAATATATAATGAGCGCGCGGAATCATATTATCAATTAGGCAATATATTCAATGAAAATGCAAAATATGATTTAGGATATTTCTGTTTGAATAAAGCTCAATCAAAAGATTTAGGCGAAATATATAAAAAATCTATGAAATTTATTGATGAATCTTGTTATGGTAAAAATATAAATTATCAATTAGCATTAGCATGTTTACATACTGATCGTAAAGATGAGGGGATTGCATTATTAAATGATATTGAATTTTCTAACAATGATATTGAAATTTTACAAAAAAGGTTTAATGAAATTTAGGAAAAATACTTTTATAAAATCCCAAAAAACATTTTAGAAATATTTAGGGAAAAATACAAACAAAACATTCTATATTGTTGTATAGAATATTTTATGGAAAGACGTGCAATTTGCGTAATTGGATATACTCCAAATGAAGTATGGTTAGACTTTCTCAACAACATTGACTCCCAATGTGGTTATGATTTCTATTTTATAATTGATGTTGATTACGTAGATTACAATTCAATGTATGGTTCAAAATATCCAAATGTAAATATAATAAGAATCTCGCACGCCGAGACAGAAGAAAATAATTTTATAAATTCATCAAGTAGATTGGGATTCCCAAAAATTATTGCATGGGATAAGGCTCTTTATTACTTTTGTAAATTAAATACAGAATATGATTATGTATGGTTTTTTGAAGATGACGCATTTTTATACAATATAAATACAGTTATTTCCATAGATAAAAAATACCCAGATAGTGACCTTTTAACAAAAGATTATGATGTGAACGAGAACGGAGACCATAGTTATTGGTTTTGGTATGGTATAGATTTTATAATACCACCGCCATATTATAATGCAATGATTTGTGTTTCCCGATTATCAAAAAAAATGTTTCAAAAACTACATGAATATGTTTGCGAATCAAAAACATTATTATTTATTGAGGCAATGATACCGACAATTGCGAAACATCACAAATTATTATATCATCATCCAAATGAAATGAATAACACGTTACAATGGCGTTATGATTGGAATATTACAAACATAACACCAGAAAATATATACCATCCAATAAAAAATATTGGAAATCATAAAACTATTCGCCAAGAATTAGAACAATCGTTTGTCTAAACTATTTCTAAATCTTTTAATTTCCAATATTCACATCCTCCATTTGGCAAAGGTCGTTTTACAATAAATGGTATTTTTTTCTGTTCAAGTTCAGCCAATGCAATCAAATATCCATCAATTACATCATTTTCAACTGGTATAAATGGTTTTGAACCTGAATTTATTTGATGAGTTCTTTCTCCTAAAATTCTTGTTTTTTCATATTTTGTTAGGAATGGTAATGTTTGATGTAAAGGGTCTACTATCGTTCCATTTTCATTTCTAACAATTGTTGTTAGATTTTCAATTTCTTGATAATTATGAAATTGTAACTCTGGATGATAATCAGTTACAATATTTTTCTTTATATTTTCATTAAATTTTTGTAAATAATTTTCATCATCATCATCATCATCGTCGTCGTCATCATTGTCATCATCATCCATATTAAACTGCTGTTTTGTTTGGTTTTCATCAGATTTAAATATTTTTTCTACTTCATTATATTCATCATCATCGTCATCGTCGCCATCATCATCGGCTTCACTTTGACTTTCATCTGATTCTTCAGCATCGTCATCATCATCATAATCGTCGTCATCATTTTTGACAGTAGGATTAAAATTTGTTTTTTTTGGCAAAGCTAATACATTTTCAGTATCCGATTCAATATCAGATTCAGTTTCAGAAGGGTATTCATCCTTTTCGTCCATTTTATATATATAGTGTAATATTTCTAAATCTATTAAAAAAGAAATACATTCAATTTTTTGTTCTATTTTTAAATAATACCAAAATTTACAATTATTTATTATCATCCGTTTTCCATGTATGATCGCATTCGGAACATATATACAAATATTTTAAATTATCGTCATCGTATCTAATATAAATTACTTCTGGCATTTTATGTCCAGATTCAGTATTTGTTTTACATCCAATGTTTGGACATTTAATATTATAAATTCGCGGTAATGTTGGGTCTAATTTTGTATATTTGTTGATAATATGATTAAATTTTTGTTCCCCTTTTTTTAATTGGGTATTTAATACACATACCCCTTCGTCGGTTATAGATTCATCTTTGTTACCGCAATTACGACAATAGTAAATGAGTTTGTTAGTATCATTCTCATTGATACTAATGTAAAGCATATTAGAACAATTTACACAGAATTTCATTATTATATATATTAACAGAATTATTTTAATTTATTTATGAAATGTATTTATGTAATCAATTTTTTGTATTATAAATCCTTAAATATTGTATTCAATACAAAAAATTGAATGTAAAAAAAAATATAAAAATATAATATATATATTATTTATAACTATATGACGAAAACTCGTCAAATAAATACTGAATCAAATACAGGTAACGATATGCAGCAATCGCCAACTAACAAAATGCAGGTAAGAAATTCCAAAAAACTGAATGAATATTTGATGAAACATAATGCAAAAAATAGTGATATGCCTTATACAAATACGCGAATGCCCGATAAAGAACAAGATCCTAAAATATCAGGAATTTATGGAGGTTCGTATTATATAAGTAATGAAGAATATCCAGAATTCTTACGTTTATATGCAAGTGAAATATTAACAAAAAATCGTGAAGAATACTTAACAGAAAAACAGTTGGATTCAAATGGTCCAATTTTGATAGATATTGATTTACACTTCAATTATGCTGTAGATAAACGATTGTATGATATATCACATATAGAAGATGGAATTGACATATATTTAGCCGAATTAAAAACTATATATCAATTTGATGAAAACACGAAGTTCAATGTATATGTAATGCAAAAGAATGATGTAAACCGTGTGGTTGATAAAAATATTACAAAAGATGGAATTCATCTGATTATTGGGTTGCAAGCTGACCGTCTGACGCAAATTTTGTTACGGAAGAAAGTGCTTCCAAAAATTGCAGAAGCATGGGCTGATTTTCCAATTGTAAATACATGGGATGGCGTATTGGATGAAGGTGTTAGTAAGGCAGATGCACCTTGGCAATTATACGGGTCACGCAAACCATATCATGATGTTTACAAATTAACCTATATTTATGAAATTACATATGATACTGATGATGGTGAATTTATTCGCACCAATATTGATTTAAAAAATTTTGATGTGATTGAAAATATTGAAAAATTATCGGCCAGATATACTGGTCATCCAAGTTTATTTCATACAAGTGAATTTATAAAAACAAAAGAATTGAATGGCGGTCTCCAATCAACTGCAAAACAAACAAAACAAAAACGTAATGCATTGAATAATTATTCCGATGTAAATGGATATATTTTAACAATAAAAAATCGCGATGAATTAAAAGATGCTGTTGACGAATTTTTGGATTCAATTCAATCATATGATTATGAATTAAGGGAAGCACATGACTATACAATGACATTACCAGAATCATATTATGGTAATGGTTCATATTTAAAATGGATTCGTGTTGGTTGGGCATTACGCAACATTAACGATAGTTTATTAATAGTTTGGATAGCATTTAGTGCATTGGCTGAAAATTTTGATTTTAATACAATACCGGACTTATATGAACGATGGCAAAAATTTGATTTAAAAAATTCCGATGGATTAACAAAACGTTCTATTATGCATTGGTCAAGAGAAGATGCTTTGGAAAAATTTAAAAATGTAAGGGAAAGTAGTATTGACTTCTATATTGACCAAACTATAAAAGCTGTTACATTGGAAAAAATTGGAAGTGATAAAAATTCTCGTGGTTGTGGGGATTTTGATATTGCAGGAGTTTTATATCAATTACATAAACATGATTATGTATGTGTAAGTGTATCAAAGGGAATATGGTATAAATTGAAGAAACATTGTTGGATTCAAAATGATTCAGGAACTACATTAAGACATTCAATATCAACGACATTGCGTAATTTATATTGGAAAAGGGCACATACTTTAATGAATCAGGCCAGTTCATTGAACCCACCAGATGAAGCTAAATCCAAACGTATGCAAGACAATGCCAACAAGATTTTAAGCATCTGCACCAGATTGGGAAATACAAATGATAAGAGCAATATTATGCGAGAATCCAGAGAATGGTTCTACGACCCTGATTTCCTACAACAATTAGACAATAACCCATATTTACTTTCATTTAATAATTGCGTTGTTGATTTTAAAAACAAGGTGTTTAGAAAAGGATATCCAGAAGATCATTTATCAAAATGCACCAAAATTGACTATGTGCCATTAGATAAAGAAAAACATAAAGAAACTATTGAAGAAATTGACGATTTTATGCACAAATTATTCCCCGATCCACAGTTATATAAATATATGTGGGAACATTTAGCATCTACATTGATAGGAACAGCATCTAATCAAACATTCAATATGTATGTAGGACAAGGTGCTAATGGAAAATCAGTATTGACTGAATTAATGAAAGAATGTTTAGGTGATTATAAATGCGATGTGCCAACATCCTTAATTACAGATAACAGAGGTAAGATTGGAGGGTTAGCCCCAGAAATAGTAGCATTGAAAGGAGTCAGATATGCTCTTATGCAAGAACCAAAAGACGGAGATCGTATAAATGAAGGTGTATTGAAACAATTAACCAGTGGATATGACCCAATTACTGCCCGTGCACCATATATGCCCGAAATGGTAACATTCATTCCGCAATTCAAATTATGTCTTTGCACAAACGTGTTTATGGAAATTAAAAGTCAAGATCATGGAACATGGAGAAGAATTCGCGTAGTAGATTTTGAATCAAAATTTACAGATAATCCTGTAGCAGGTGATCCAGAAAGTCCATATCAATTTTTGAAAGACCCCAGAATCAATGAGAAATTTCCTGTATGGCGCGAAGTATTTATGGCTATGTTAGTGGATATTGCATTCAAGACGGATGGATTGGTTAAAGATTGCCCCAGAGTGTTATCTGCTAGTAATTCGTATAAGGAAAAGAATGATTATGTTGCAGAATTTATACGTGATAAATTAATTACAGATCCAAATGGAAAAGTATCTAAATCAGAAATTACCAATGAATTTTCAATATGGTATAAATCAATTCATGGAAATAATGGTGCTCCTAGTTCTAAAAAAGTGCATGAATACATGGATAAAAAGTATGGAAAATATGATAAGAAACGCGCATGGGTAGGTATTCGTATAAATTATGATAATGAAGAAATAAATTTCGGTTCAGATCAAGACAATGATGAAGTTGATGATATTAATGAAAGCGAATTATAATTTTCTCTAATATTTCATATACAATTTGTATGAAATATTATTTATGCGACTGCGTAAATGTAAACCCATAATAATTATCAATATCAAATGTAGTGCCATTTACAAGAGCATAGACATAATATGATATAAAATATAATGCAAATTCAATGTATTCAATGATAAAAGGATAAATTCCCAAAATAATAATTATAAATATTTTCAAATAAACAGTAAATGTAGTGTTAAATAGGAATAAATATATTGCTAAACCTAAAATTAAACTATAAAATATAATAAATAAATAAAAATTTAAATCTTTTTGTCTAAAAAATTGCTGTTGTTTATAAAATACTTGTGTATCATCTGCAGAATAATTATTATTATTTTCTTGTATTTGTTTTTCAAGTAGTATATTTTCATTTTTTAAATTTTTTAATTGTTCAGGTGTAAATCCTTCTGTCATTTCTTCTATACTATTAATGTTATTAAAATTTTCTAATTTATTACTATTTTTTGTAAGAATATTTAAAAATCCTAACTCTTTATTTTTTCCATACATTTTGTCTTTATAAAAAGTATTTGATTTTGAAAATTCGGTTATTTTATAATTCAAATCGGTTATTAATGCATTTTTTTGATTTATTTCATTGTTTTTTTGATTTATTTGATTAATATAACTAATACAAGGATTTTTTATTACAGGTCTTGGTCTAGCTAAAGGTCTTGGTTTAGGTAATGGTCTCGGTCTAGGAGGAGGTCTTGGTTTAGGTAATGGTCTTGGTTTAGGTAATGGTCTTGGTTTAGGAGGAGGTCTCGGTCTTGGAGGAGGTCTCGGTCTTGGAGGAGGTCTCGGTCTTGGAGGAGGTCTTCTTCCCATTGAAATTATCTAAAATATCGTTATATTATATTTTTGCATAATTATCAAATTCGGATGGTTCAAACGGTGTTACTTTTCCATTATTAATTTCACTAAATGGTTCAGATATGTTTGCAAATGTTTCTACTTTTATATAACGACCAGCATTTTCAGGGGCATTTAATTGTGATGAAGTAGGGTCTGTATTCAAACATCTCTTATCTACAGTGTCGTAATATTTATTTATTGGACAACAAGCAGCGCCTATACAATTTTTACCAATATCTATATTTGCAGCTTCACTCAAATTACCGGATTCTAAATTTGATTTACGACTTTTATCTAATTCTGCTTTACTAATCACGTTAGCATTATCCATATTCATTTTGTCAAAATCTATTCTATCTCTACTGTATATGATAAGTAAATTATAACCAACAAAAATGATTACAAATGCAAATAATCCTATACTTGATAAATCAACTATTAAGCTCGGAATAATAGGAAGATAATATTGTAATATAACTATCACAAAATATGCTAAAAATGCAATTACGACAACCACCGCAATATAATTATAATAAACATATCTTTTACGATAACTTTCATTTAAAGTTTGTATTCTATTTTGTGTGGTTTCTGCATTTGTAATTAATTTGTCTTTATTTTCTAATCTTGTCTTTTCAGCTACAAGTGCATTATCTAAATTAGTTACAGAGCCAGTTTCAATTGTATATGTTTGAATGGTCATTATAATATATATATTATATATATTATATTTATTTTTTGGATACTATTATAAAACCCGCTACAATTAACATAGTAACTCCAGCGATTGCCGACGCAATAATTAAATTATTTTCACTTGCAATTAACATTTCATTATCCTTTTTAACTTGCTCCGAAATCAAAATATTTTCGTGATTAAAAAGTAATATATTTCCGCTAAAATCGTATTTTGGATCATTTGATAATTTGGCGCGTAAAGTATTGTATTCGTCAAATTTATTATTCAAAGTTATTAATGTGGTGCCAGAATTAGTAGGTGGATTAAAAAATACTTTATCAGTAAATCCTTCTTTTTCGGATTTATTTTTTGAAAACCCAGAATATGCTAAAGAAGACATTTTTTCAAATAATTGACTATTCATTTATATAAATATTTTATATTTTATTTAACAATTTTTACAAATGAAAAATACAATAAACATGTTCCTAATACGGTCAACATAATATTTGCATAAACATTTGCATTTATGTCTTTTTGTTGTGTTTCTTCAATCATTTTTCGTTTTTTATATAAATTATTCAATCTTGTATCTAATTCATTTCTTTTAATTACAATATCGCTATTGTAACTACTAACATTGAATTGTGTACTTTCAAAATATGTAGGCATAAAGTATATAATTTATTTATAAAAAAAATAAAACATTATAATTATTCCTAAAGAACCTATTGCTAAATTGTATGATTTCAATAATTCACGATTATAATCCGAAAAAACATCTTCTTTGCGAATTGATGAACCATCATGGTTTGTTTGTAACTTGTTTATTCTTAAAGCATTATCTCTATTAATGCAAAGTTCTCTATCGTAACATTGTTTAATCACATCTACATTCTTATTGCGCATATCGTCTCTACAATTAATAGTATTATTACTATTGTTTGGTGGATATTGTTTTTTTGCTGTGCATTCTGTGCCGATATCGAAAGTTGAATCGCCTGTTTTAAACCCAGTTACAATATCACCACCGTCAGATAAAAGTGGTGATTTATAATAAAAAAAATCATTCGGATTATAGGCAATTGTTATATTTCTTATTTCCGACATAACTATAATTATTCATTAGATAAATGATTACACACATATACGATAATATTTATAGGAAAGTGCAGTAGCACTTCCTCTGTGCATTTCACATACTTGACCTGGACGTAACGATAATGCTAATGCTAGTGGGTCAAAACGGTCAATTTCAGGTAGTTGTGTTAATGATTTTAGATTGTATTTTTTCATTAATTCGGTTGTTTGATTTTCTTCTAAAACAAATACTTGTGGATTCAAAACATGTTCTAAAATATTGAATTGTAATCGTGAAATATTATGAATTACAACAAATATACCATCATGGTCAAACAAGTATTTGAGTTTTATAGTAATTGATTCATTTGGTTCTTCATCTACAATAATGATAATAGTATCTGTTTTTTGTAAAACATTTTCAATATACATTAAATCTTCAATAATTTCGTCTAAATCTTTTGCCCGGATTTTGGATGAAATGAAATATTTCACATATGTTTTTTTTTGATTATTTTTATGATTCACTAATAAATCTAGTTGTGAATTCATATACATAGCATCAATTTCATTGATACTAAATCCAGCATAATCTTCTACTAAATAATCCTGATATTCAAGTAAATCTAATATTGTTTTACGTGACTTATATATACTTAGAACGCGGTTACTTGATGCTGATGACATTATATATATTAATTATTTGTTTTTAATTTATTATTAAATTAAATAATCAATTTTTTATACTTTTACAAATAATTATTATACGTTAGATAGTAATTATTTTGTATTATTTACATTGAATTAACGCACATTGAGTATAGTAAACGGTTTTGTAAATAATTAAAAACGTAAAAAAATGCAACAAACATGGTCAAAAAGTAATACTCAATTCCCCTACGTTTAGAAATACCAAGGTATAATCCAGACAAAACAAATAAAATCAGTGCAACAAATGCAAATACTGTTAAAATATAAAATAATAAACAATATTTTCTGTCAAGTGGACCAAATAGAAGGTTTAATGTTTTGTTTTCCATTTATTATACATTAATACAAGATATTTTTCCCTAAAATTTCTTAAATAATCTATTATAAAAATAAATAAACAAAATATTATAGTAATTTATATTATAGTTTCATGGAAAATTCTACATTATGGAAAATAATAAATCGTCAATTTGAGGACAATCCACAATCTTTAGTAACACATCACATAGAATCCTACAACGATTTTTTCCAAAACGGAATATACCAAATTTTTAAAGAGAAAAACCCGGTTGTTATTTCTTCTAAATATGATAAAACAATTGACGATTACTATCACCAATGTAATATGTATTTCGGAGGAAAAGATGGTTCTAAAATCTATTTTGGAAAACCTGTAATACATGACGAACATAATTCTCATTATATGTTTCCGAACGAAGCACGTATCCGAAATATGAATTACGGCATGACTATCCACTACGATGTTGAAATTGAATTTGTTCGTATTTTGAAACCAGGAGAAGAACCTACCCTTGTCGGTGTAAACGAAATCACGCAAAAATCAAAAGGCGGAGAAGTTCAATTAGATGATTATGAATATCATGATGAGAACAATGAATATAAAAAACAAAATGCCGGCAATTTTAAAGAAACTATTTCTAAAAATATGGAGGAAATTAAAAAACATTTAGATAACTTTGAAAATGAATTACAAAATGATGGTATAAATATAACCGCCGGTGCAAAAAAAGGAAATGCGGATAAAGTAAAAATGACTCCCAATCTTGCTGCAATGGTTCGACAAATGACCGAAGAATCTGTGGTTGCACAAAATGTGCAAAGACATACTATTACATTGGAAAAAATTTATTTAGGTAAATTTCCTATTATGTTACAATCTCATTTTTGTATTCTAAATGGACTGGACCGCGAAGTCCGATATTCCATGGGTGAATGTAAAAATGATATTGGTGGATATTTTATCATTGATGGAAAAGAAAAAACGGTTATTCCACAAGAAAAATTCGCCGATAACATGCTTTATATACGTGACGTGAATGATGAAAAGTATTTGTATTCCGCTGAAATACGGTCTGTATCCGAGAACGTTTCTAAACCAATCCGCACATTATCTATTAAAATGGAAACACCATCAGCTCGTTATTCTAATAAAAATATTGTAGTAAACATTCCAAACGTGCGTAAACCTATACCATTGTTCATAGTATTTCGCGCTCTTGGAATTATTAGCGATAAAGATATTATTACAATGTGTTTACTTGATTTAGAAAAATACGAACCCATGGTTGATTTATTTATACCATCTGTTCACGATGCAGCTGGAATTAATAATCAACAAACAGCCCTTAAATATATAGCATCATTTACTAAAATAAATACTGTTACTTATGTTTTAGAAATATTATCGGATTACTTTTTACCACATATTGGAGAACTTAATTATATACAAAAAGCCTATTATTTAGGATATATTGTATTTCGCTTACTTTCTGTGTATGCTGGATTAGAGCAACCAACTGACCGTGATAATTTCAAATATAAACGAGTAGAATTGGTTGGTTCTCTAATATACGATTTATTTCGTGAATATTATAATTTACAACAAAAACAAATTCATTTAGAATTTGAAAAGAAGTTGTATTATAATAAAAAACAATATGAAGAAAATTTGGAAGGTCTTATCCAAGATAGTTATCGCGAAGTTTTCAAAGACCGTATAGTAGAAGCAGGTTTCAATAAAGCATTTAAAGGTAATTGGGGTGCACAGACTCATACTAAACGTATTGGTATTGTCCAAGATTTGAATCGTCTTTCATTCAATACCATGTTAAGTCATTTACGAAAAACGAATTTACCTTTGGATTCTGGTGTGAAACTAGTAGGTCCCAGAGTTTTACATACATCTCAATGGGGATACTTTGACCCAATTGATACACCGGATGGTGGAAACATTGGATTGCATAAACATTTGGCCATTTCCACATACATTTCACGAGGTATGTCACGAGAACCTATGATACAATGGTTACGTGAAAAAACTGGTATGAAATTAGTAGAAGAATGTTCTCCACAAGTGTTATCCAACATGACAAAAGTAATGGTAAATGGTTTATGGGCGGGTTCTATCAATGAACCGTTGGCTGCAATTAAAATGATTAAATTATTTAGAAGAAATGCATTGTTACCAATTCATTTAAGTGCCACATTCAATATTAAACAGAATACTATTTATATTTATACAGATGCCGGACGCATATGTAGACCCATTTTCTATGTAGACGACGAAACTGGTAAATTATCATTTGATTCCAAAGAAATTATGGGAAAACTAACAAATGGGGAATTTACATGGAAAGAGTTGATTTCAGGGTTCAACGAAAAACGTTCTCTTGATTTTAATCCAAATGTTCCTAAAATATATGAATTATTTCAATTATATAAGGGCGTTGAAAGTGAAACAAACCCGGCTAAATTAGAACGTTTTTTAAAAGAGAAAGCAGTTATAGATTATATTGACCCAAGTGAGAGTGAAGATGCATATATTGCATTTTCAAATGAACCAATGGAGAACATTAAGAAAAACAAAAATACTCACTATGAAATCCACGATTCATTGTGTTATGGTATGATGGGTAATCAAATTATATTCCCCGAGAACAATCCTCCAACTCGTAATTCATTTTCATGTGGTCAAAGTAAACAGGCAGTTTCTCTATATCATACAAATTTCCAAAATCGTATGGATAAAAGTGCAGTTGTTCTCAACTCTGGTCAAATTCCTATTGTAAAATCTAGATATATGGAACATATTAATCATGAAGAAAATCCTTATGGTGAAAATGCAATCGTTGCTATCATGTGTTACACTGGATACAACGTAGAAGATGCTATTTTAATTAACGAAGGTTCTCTAAAACGTGGGTTATTTAGAACAACATATTATAGCACATATGAAGCTCACGAAGAAAGTAGTAAAAATGCAAATACCGTAGTTGATAAACGATTTACTAATATTGAAAACGAACCATTTGTTGTAGGAACAAAATCCGGATGTGATTACAGTAAATTGGATAAGAATGGTATTATATTAGAAGGAACCGAAGTGAATGAAAAGACGGTTCTCATCGGTTTAACAACTAATAGTATTGTGAAAAATGAAGTAAGAGTAGATGGATCTAAAATGCCTAAAAAAGGACAGTTGGGTATTGTTGACAAAACTTATATTACTGAAGGAGAAGAGGGAGAACGTATTGCAAAAGTTCGTATTCGCGAAGAACGTATTCCAAATTTAGGCGATAAAATGGCATCACGTTCTGGACAAAAAGGAACTATTGGTATGGTTATTCCCGAATGCGACATGCCATTCACGAAAGACGGTATCCGTCCCGATTTAATCATTAATCCTCATGCAATTCCTACTCGTATGACTATTGGTCAATTAGTAGAGTGTATTATTGGAAAAGCCGCGGTAATGTATGGTGGATTTAGCGATTGCACTGCTTTCAATAATAAAGGTTCTAAAATTGGTATTTTTGGAGAACAATTGTCCAAAGTTGGATATCATTCTAGTGGAAATGAAATTTTATATAATGGTATGACCGGAGAACAATTAGAAACCGAAATTTTCATAGGTCCTACTTATTATATGCGTTTGAAACATATGGTAAAAGATAAAATCAATTATCGTGCTACTGGGCCAAGAACTGCTTTGACAAAACAACCAGTTAGTGGAAGAGCAAATGATGGTGGATTACGTATTGGTGAAATGGAACGTGATGTTTTGATTTCCCATGGAATTTCAAGTTTCTTACGCGAATCAATGATGGAACGTGGAGATAAGTATCATATGGCGGTTTGTAATAAAACGGGTATGTTGGCCATTTACAATCCATCTAAAAATCTGTTTATGAGTCCAATGGCGGATGGTCCTATCCAATTCACTGGTTCATTGGATGGAAAAGATATGCGTATTGATAACGTTACTAAATTTGGACGCGATTTTAGTGTAGTTTCGGTGCCATATTCATTAAAATTGTTGTTACAAGAATTACAAACTACCAATGTCCAAATGCGTATTATAACTGAGGATAATATTCAACAATTAGAGAACATGTCATTTTCCAAAAATATCCAGAAATTATTACATGATAATGATGCTACACCTGAAACAATTATTACAGATATAAGGCTTAAAATTAGAAAAACTGAATTACCAGGAAGAACCCCGGTTAGTGTTGCAGAGGAATCACCACTACCATTTGCGCCTAATTATCCACCTGCATATAATCCTACTTCACCAGATTATCCACCTTCACCAGATTATCCACCAGGATCCCCTGCATACAATCCTGAATCTCCGCCATATGCACCAGGATCCCCTGCATACAATCCTGAATCTCCGCCATATGCACCAGGATCCCCTGCATACAATCCTGATTCACCACCTTTCATTCCTAATATGAATTCAAATTCACCACCTTTCATGCCTGATATTAATTCAAATTCACCACCTTTCATGCCTGATATGAATTCAAATTCGCCACCATATGCACCTACGTCACCTGCATTCAATCCAACCACTCCGGATGAACCACCATCGGCAAGTGGCGGCGGTGATGAATATTATGTAGGAGAACAAGTATATTTACGCGGTGGTAAAAAAGCCGATCGGTTATGGCACATAAGAAATGTTGGTGGCAATTTTATTACAATAGGAACAAATGATATGGACGGAATAGGTGATTTAGACGACAGTATACAAGTAGTCAGACCAAATGAAATATATCGTCCAAGTGAAGTAGTTTATAATAACCAACCTACACAATTCAATCCTGTAAATCATATGAATCCATTTGAATACCAATCAAGTATACCAGAACCATCCAAAATGAATTTTACACCAGTTATAAACGTAGTTACTGGTAGTAATAATACAATTGATTCCATGCCAACTGCACAAGCTACACCAATAAGTAATTCAATTGAGCCATTACCGGTTGTTTCTACGTTTAGTATAGATGGCGGTTCAAATACCAATATACGTCATAATGATTCTGCGCAATTTATCTCTGAAAAAAGTAATAACAATGAAATTGATTTCTCAAAAGGATTATTGATTAAGAAAGTCTAGAACATTGTATGAAAATACCAGAATTTGAGAACTTTTGCAATGTTCTCAACTTCTAACTATATATTGCAGATACTACATGTCCATCATTGTCGCGCGCATAACTACTATATTCATAGTTATATACACCAAAACAACGAATTAAAAACCGGTCTAAACCATCATATTTAGGTTTGAACGGTGACCTTCCATGCACTGCGCGATTATTGTCTATGAATACGATTTCCCCCGGAGTCAAATTATGAGACAGCCGATGTTTATAATAAATATCTACTATTTTATTAATCATTTCATTGGATTCTTGCGTTATACCAGACATCAAATCTTGGTCAAATACTAATAAAGGGTCTTCTATTACTAGTCGCGGATCATCATTTTCTAATCGGTGGTCTTTGTATGAGCGTATTATTGACATTGGACCGCGAATATCCCCCTCTATAAATTCATTCCCATTCATTTTGAATGATAAATCTATAGCCGTATTCCACATCGGGGTTTTTAACATTTCCAACTCCTTTTCCGTTACGTTTTTTACAATTGAATGCACTGGTAATATATATGTATATGCATTTTCGTTTCCACGTAAACATGCTAATGATAATATGTCGGGGCGCAATTTTGAAAAAGCTTGTTCCGTGTGGATTTCTAATTCTACATTACTACTGATACTGGTTTGATTTTTCTCCATTGATTTCACTGGTATAATATCTTGGAATAAACGTCCATATCCTTCGGCTTCGTATGTTATCATGTTACTAATTACACTGACAAAAATACTTTGAAATTTAGCTAGTATTGTCTGTTCTCCTATTTTGCAATTATTATTTTCCGGTGTATTTGGTATTTCGCCAAGAGGAATGTGGCGAATTAATAAAAACCCAGTATTACTACCTTTTTCTGCAAATTTTTGCAATAATGTTTTTATTCTTTGTGGAACATGTTGACATGCAGATTTCACTTGCAAACAATACAAATCAGGCGATAGTGATGGGCTCGTATCAATATTCGTTGCCAGCTCTTTCAAAATTTCAATTTCATCATTGGTTAACTCTATAATATGCGATTCTTCCATGGAAGTTTATAATATGTAATATATTTTTTATAGCCATATATTACATATTTTATATTCTAGCGTGGTCGTCTTCTTTCGTCATTTTTATTGTTTCACGTATTTCTCTTCTTTCCTCTGCCAATACTTGTTTGAAACATCTCGGATATTCTTTTTCTAGTTTATTTCTATATGTAACTAGTTTCCACCCTTCAAATGTTTCTGCATAAAATGGCATATCTATATTTGGAAATTCATGATTATCAATATATTTTGTAATGTTCTCAAATATTGTATCATAGTTGCAGTCATATATTATATTATCTAATTTGTTCAACCAGGTAAGTATTTTTTCACGAGTTTGTATAATATCCTTTTTGGGATCATACATTTCATTTTTCAGATTATAACATTTTGGTGTAAACATATATAATATTTACACTTTTACGATGTAAAATGGTACGAATTATGGAAGGGTGTATTTATTTTTTTTCATAATATTTGCCTTCTTTTCCACACATAGAATCATTATTTCTTGATATAGCACAATATTCATATTCTATATCATTTTTTCCGTTTACCAAATAGTAATAACTGTATTTTTCTTTAGGGGAAAATGTACATTCCCCAAATTCACTAACAATGAAAAAATGATTTCTGTAAAACTTACAATTTATACATAATTTTTGGGTAATTTTATTAACTGAAACTGGTGAAAAAAAATATTTCATTTTTATTTATTGAAGGTAAATGTTTAATTTGTTTCAATTATATTTAATAAAAATCGGAAATAAATAGTAAATGATGAAAGTGTAAATTTTCGCGGTATTCCTAAATAAAGTTTATAAGATAAATTAAGGATTCTTGTTTTTCATATAAAAGTTGAATTTTACATGAAAAATTGAAAAATAAATACAACACCTATTCTAAAAGAAACTACAAAATGTATTGCGAAGAATTTATTGGAAAAGAACCATCTCTTAATAAATTAGAAAAATTTGTTAGAATAAATAAAAATTTGTTTGATGAATTCAATGCAGAATGTATTGAAGAAATGTTAGATTACTCCGTTTTATATCACTATTTAAAATTTGCAAAAGATTATCATGGTTATTATTATATTGGAGGTCATATAAAAACATATCCAGATGACCCAATTACTGAAAAAGCACTAAAAGAAGCTACTAAAATAAATAATGAATCTGAACCATATCATATGATGGAAGTTGCTTCAAAAATAAGAAGTGCAAAAGAATTGAATAATTTGAAAAAAATATTAGAAGTTTATTATGAAAAATGGTTAGAAGAATACTATGCGCCACCCAAAAATAATATTACCAATTTTATGGGAATTTGTTATTCAGATGATACTGTAAATTCTGGAGGCGAAGGATATCAAAAAGTAGCAAAGGAAACCAGTATTGGAAAGAAAAAATAAAAATATATGAAAATATTACATTCCACTATAAATACCAGATAACTTACTTAAATTTTGAATATATTTCATAGTATATCCTTGTTCAATTTCAGTCATACTTCTTACTGGTTCACGAATAGTATCAATTACTTTCATAATTTCATTAGAATTTGCTAAATGATTTATATCGCTTGAATAATCCTTTTCAAAAAAGAATGTAATATCTCCTCCTTCAATTACGGATACATATGGACTATATACGAATTTATTCCATGCTTTTATAATAGCAGTAGGGTTTGCGGTTTTTATCATTTCAAATGAACTTCGTGCGTGTTTGATATCTTTATTTTCAGGAAAAATACGTATAACATCATCAATAAATTCAAAAAAATGGGTATTGAATGTTTTTAAAATAGTGCTTTTATTTGACATATCTAAAATATAGATAATACTATTTTTATATATATTTTTTTATTTATTTTTACATATTAGGAACAAAAGGAGAATTATTAGGGAAATACTTATTTATATCTTCATTACGTTTTTGTTGTAGACTATCCAATGTTACATCGCCAGATAATTTATCTGGTCTATATGTGTCCGGGGGGGTAGATATGCTATAAGTATCGTCATTTGCTGAAACATAATTATACATTTGACGTCCTGAACCTTTACCTTTTGCACTCAATTCGTCAGGTGTCATATTATAATAAGTATATTGTTCTGATACAATTGACATTCCGTTGTTTGATTGATTTAATATAAATCCCATTGGCTCGCCTTGATATTGAGTAGCAATTGCATTTTGCTGTTTTACTTTTGGTTGGAGATATTGAAGGATATCTTCGCCTAAAATAACCTTGAAATTTTCTTTCACTAATAACATAGAAGGAACACTATGAACATTTGGAGGCATCATAATTTGTTTACCATTTTCTAATATAATGTAAATTTGTCCAGTTTTTGGGTCACAGGTGCGTTTGTCAATACAAATACAATTCATTTTATTTGCTAAACTTTCTTTTGCTAAAAATTGTAATATTTTTTTTGAATGAACACAATAGTTACTATAATATAAAATATCCATTGACATAATAAATATAATTTCAGGAGTTATAAAAAAATCATTATTATTACTAAATAAATATAAAAATAGGATTTTATTTTATTAAAATGGAAGTGATTGAAGATAACCAATTTGATATAGTTATACCGATTGGACCAAATGATATAAATGTATGTAGAAATCAAATTAAGTATACAAAACTTAATATAATCGGGTATCGTAATATATATTTAATTTCAGTTGATCCAACATTTAAATCAAACAACTGTATAACAATCAATGAAAATATATTTCCTTTTTCAAAAGAAGATATTGTAAAGTATCACGGAAACACAACCCGCCAGGGTTGGTATTTACAGCAATTAATCAAATTATATGCAGGTATTGTTATTCCAGGAATTCTTGACAAATATTTAGTAATAGATGCGGATACATTTTTTCTAAAACCCACGCGGTTTATTGAAAATGACAAATGTCTATTTAACACAAGTAATGCATACCATAAACCATATTTTGAACACATGTTTAAATTACATAATTCACTAGAAAAGCAAATAGAAAATGTGAGTGGTATATGTCATCATATGATATTTGATACAAATTGTATAAAGCAATTATTTGAACTTGTTGAAAACGAACATAATGATGTTTTTTGGAATGTATTTCTACAGTCGGTTCATATAAAAGATTACGAATATTCAGGTGCATCAGAATATGAAGTATATTTCAATTATATGTTAAAATACCATAGAGATAAAATGGAAATTAGGCCACTTAATTGGAAAGAAATTAGCAATATTGCAGAAATATATTCATATAGTGGATTTGATTATGTAACTTGTCATTGGTATTGGCGATAATTATACATACTGACGGTTATTATAATTTACATAAAATAATAATTCATCCGGTTCCATATTTTCAACATATTGTTTTACAATATCTTTTGTAATATTTTGCGTTTTTCTACATAAAGATGGCAAATAAATAGTATTATGTAATCGGTCCACATGTAGTAAATATTTAGGAGATATTTCCATTTTTGAACCTTCTATATATTTTAAAATATAGGAACGATGAATATTATAAATGAAGTCTAAATATTCTGTTTTTAATTTTTTGAATTGATTTTTACAAACCGGATAATATTTTAAAAAATCTTCTGTTTTATCAATCCGATTCAGACATAAATATTGATATTGCATATTTGGATTTTGATTATTTCTTTTACGACGATTTACATAAACCGGATTTAGGATTTTCGTTCTTTCTCCATTTTCCAAATTTGTAATCATAATTCCTGGATTAATATAATTCGTATATACCGAACAATATTTAGCAATTATTTTATCATATGAATTTTCATAAATTTCTTTTGGAAAATGAATGATTCCGTGAATATTTAGGAAAATATCCCAATTTTCAAAAACCGGTTGAGGAATTTTTATTGCAACATTTTCCGCGATTTTATAGACCCCCACTAAATATAATTTAGGAGTTTCTATTTTTAGTAATATTTTATTTTCAGGATGTTGTAATACAAAATTATAGCAATATTCTTTTGGAAAGATTTCAATGACCTTGTTTTTATTTAATCTTTTACTGAATGGTTTAATATTAGACATGCATTGTAATGCATCCATAAATAATTCTATGAATGTTTTTTTATTATGCAATTCAGTAATACCCCCTTTCTTATGTTTGTAATTTCCACCGATTGAACCCTTTGTAGCAACTTCCCAACTTTGTATTCTTTCATCATAAAATAAGTTTATCATGACTCCTTCAATAATCTCATTTACATAAATATTATTACCAATTGTTGGATAATCTTCCATAAAAATATCATATTTTATTGATTTAGGTGGAGAATAACACAATAATTTGTTTTGAGGATTTGAAAAAATAACAGACCTGTATTTTGATGTTTCGTAATCATCAAAACACAAGAAATCTTTTGTATAATTCATTATAGTATATCCCATATTTGCACAGTGATATATTTTTTTATTTATCAATTGGGAATCTTTATTCGATTCCAATGTATTTACATTTCTACTTATAGTTTCATTCATATTTTCTATGTAGATACAACAATAACAATCTTTAATTATTTTATTATTTTTATTTTATGTATTATCAAAGAAAAACAAAAATAATTTCTATCAAATTATAATTTAGACGTTATATATATACATTATCATAGTAAATGTCGGAAGAAATTGAAAAAATAGATATGAATATTGAAAGCGAATCCGATATTGTTGAGAACAATGGTATTTCATTAGAATTAAGGGATATTATTCAAATAATGGCGCCAAATAACGTCGATATCCATGAACAAACATTTATCATTAATTATATTGATTCACAAAAAATTAGTTTAGTCAATGTATCCACATTCTTAAAACATGTTTTATATATTGATTTAGACGGAGCATTTACAGACGAATCTATATCACAAATTTTATTATTAGACCGTAGTGAAGAAAAAGGGTATGCAAGACAAAATGGTTTAGTTACAAAGAAATGGGTTGATATTCATTTTGGAGGTGAAATTCCATTCATTGTAACTGGTGAAATCACGAATCTGGAAGAAGATATGATTGAAATCACTACTTTTCCTGCAATGAGAGTCATTTATATTGATTTCAAATACCAAGGTATTCCAGAAGAATTACCAATTGAAGAAATCGTTTTACGTCCAAAACCTGCTGTTATGGAAAAAGTAGGCTCATTCACTAATTTAGAACCATCTTGTGATGAATCTTGCGATTTTCCTCAACGCGAAGATGCAACCATTGAATACACTGAAACTGGTGAATCTATCATTTCCATTCCTTCATCTGTATCGCCCGATGAGAATATACGCGATGTTTTACACAATATGTATATTGATGCGAATGATATTTTTGAAAGTGATGATGTAGAAGAAGTGACACTGGAAGTTGAAGTTCCTGAAAGCAAAAAACGATATACAATTGATGCACAAGTAAATGATTTTATGGATGAATTATTGTCCACCATTCCAAATCACAAACGCACGAAGGATGTTATGGATAATATTCATTTTGTTATTGGAAGATTTATTGAATTACGAGAAAGGTTCTCTAAATTTGATGAAAATGGAAATATAAGTGATATTAAAATCAAAGGTTCTAACCATAAACCATTAGTTAATACAATTGAAAAATTCAATAAAAAAATACAATGGTTGTTACCGGTTTCAAAATTACGCAAAAAAAGATATTATGATAGGACCAAAGATATTGATTTGGAAAATGAAAATACAAGTTGGATGTTTTTTAATACAGCAGACGATTTACGCGAAGAAGAAGGGGTTATTTCACAATATTATAAAAATGAAATAGAAGGAGATGTTTCAAAATACGATCATACGTTCTCAACATTGGCTGAATATACTAAACCTTTTGCAGCCCCATTAGATGATGAAAATATAATTGCACGAGAACAGGTCGTTCATTCTGATATAGAAGCAGTTGTTGATAATATTGTAAGTAAAAAATATAAAACTACACCTATTCAACGATTCACTGTAGGGTTATCCAAAATAGATTCTGTTGACAAAAAACATGGTAAAACTGTGTATATTAGAAAGCCATTCATGCCAAGTGATAAATTATCCCTTAAATCAATTATTACATTACCTGCCCCTGTTATGGAATTTTCACAAATTGAATTACCTGGAACCAATATACTTACTAAATCACAGAAAAGTCAACATTATTTACAACTATCCCGTTTATTAAATAAAAAAACAAATATTAATACTCATATTGTATCTGATTTAGATAAAGAAGTAAAGTATGTAGATGATGACAGTAAAAAAAATATGTTAGATGAAAATATTGACTTCTTAGAAAAAATCACCGAGTTCTCATTAGACGATGAATTGTCAGATGAATATAATAAATATAATAAGTTTTTGAATTCTATTATTCCTAAAACAAGAATTTTATTCCGTTTAATCAGAAAAAATATTAAGGATAAATTGTCATTTGTTGAAGTAGTGAATGCACTTGAACCATTTATGATTTACTCTGATGATATTACATATCAACAATACAATGAAATTCGTTATTTTATCAAGGAAAGAATAAAAAGTTACAAAACATCATTGAATCAAAAATCGCAAGAATTCAATAAAATACAAAATGCACGATACAATACGCGTCCTGCAACCAATAAAATAGAACACATGTTCTCTGAAAAGAAAGATTATTTAGAAATATTTGCAGACGGATACAAAATCAAACCCGAAGAATTAAAAGAACAAACTACAACGGAATTGTTATTACATATTATTCAAGTTGATAATGGTGTATTGTTCTCTAATATACTATCACGAATATTACTTACACTAATTACTCCAAACAAACTATTGGATTCATTACAAAAACCAAATTTAGAGGATTTAAGTAATACTGAAAAAATCAAACCCAAAGATTGCACCCGGCGATTTTTAGCGAAAAAGTATAAGTCTATTAGCGATTTACAGAAGGATAACAACTCAGGGGCAATATATTATGATAAAGATTTGGACGATACACCTTATTATATTTTGAAAAAATACGAAAACAAACAAAAATCCATGGTTTCTGAATTGTTTGTGGATTATTTAGCAGAAAATTTAATACAAAAACACGATTGTCCACCAAGTTCTGCAAAAGAAATGGCAGCGACTCTTATTTCTGGTAAAAAAGAAGTAAATGATGGAGAATATGCTATATTGGAATTACGACCTAAATTACCAAGTAATATTGAGGAATCAAAATTGTCTGATAAAGAAAAAGAGGAAATTGAATTAGAAGCAAATACAAGGTTGAAAATGCAATATTATAAACGTATTAAAAATCATTGGGTAAGAGATGAAACAATTGACGATAATTCTTTTATTGATACACAAACATTGTTTTGTAATATCCAACAATCTTGTTTCAAAAATACTAATAATCAACAATGTGAAACCACTGAACAAAGTGAAGCCCGGTTCAAATTCAATCGCCAAAATAGTGTTTTTACAGAGGAATTGGATAAACGATTTAGCATAACCGTTGAAGAAATGGAAAAAGAATTGAATGCAGCAATTGAAAAATCAATGAAACAAATCAAAAGTTCATTACGATTGAAAGAAATACAATTATACAAGGCGAATTATTTGGCATATGAATTAGGTCGTCAAAATACTAGAGAAGATATTATTGTATCTCCCAACGCAAAATTATTTGATTTAATTTTATCCCAAGATGATTTCATTAAGAAACAAGATGACATAATTAGGTTTGTCCAAGAATATTGCAGAGAACCGATGGTCGCAGAATTGAAAGAAGAATCGCGTTGGTTATATTGCAAAGAAACCAATACGAAATTGGTTCCTATGATTATTCACGATTTAGCACTTGCATTCGTTATGGGAAATTATCAAGATAAACAAGACGAATTATGTAGAGAATATGGTCGTGATGAAGGAGATTCAACTGTAGATAAGTGTAGTGGTTATGTAATACGTAAATTGGATTTTAGTAGTGAAGAAGGATACGACGATGCTGGTTTCAAAATAAATACACATAGTATTTTAGAAAAAGATTTAGGCTCTGTATTGACAGAGGTTTTGAGTAAAAAGAAGCGTGTATTTGATGATGAAACAGATCAAAATGTATATAACGTATTTGTAGCGGTATGTTCCAATCTTTCCATTAATACTGAATTGATTGAAGAATTTGTGTTGAGAACTTCCTTGGAAATGATTCATAACAAGGACATTGTTTTGGAAGAAAAAACATATGTCAAAAAAACCGAAAAACTATTGAAAGATAAAGGAAAAACAAGTGCGCCTTATCCTATTTATAAAAACCAATCTATTATTACCATTGTTGGTTGTGTAATTTTAGTAGGAATACAATGTGCTATACCATCTATACGAGTGCGTAAAACATATCCTGGATGTGTTCGTTCATTTGATGGTTATCCATTAAGTGGCGGAGTAGAAGATAAAACCGGTATTCAATATATTGCATGCGTATTGGATTCTATGAAAATTAAACAGAAACAAAATGATAATACGATTCAAACAAATCCTTGGTATTCTATTCAAAAGTTGAATCCTAAATCTATTGAACAACGTATGATGGATGTATTTGATAAGTATATTAATAAACGCAATGATGTTGTTGAATTATATACCAAGAAAAAAGAATATTTAATATTAGAACCACAAGATACGATTCCAGTAGAACATAATATACAAAAATGGAAACATTTCTTGCCACCTGTTGTTGAATTTTCTGTAACAAAAGGGTTGTCAAATATAACCAATGAATTCAAAGATGATTTGTTGGAAACATTGAGAAAAGGACATAAAGACCAAAATGACCATATCCATGTTCTCAAAAACAAAGTAAAATCATTCAGTTTTGGTATTATTGAAAATGTAAATAAAATAGTTCATCAAAAAAATCTACTACTACATACCGCTTCTCGCGTTCCATTTTTACAAAATGCATGTTGTAATGAAGCCAATAAATCAACCAATCCAATTGCTTATTTTGCTGAACACGAACCACTTATTGTAAACTATACACAAGGTGCAAAATCATGTATTGCATTATTGAAAGATGTAAAGGAATTATCCAAAGCCGCAATATTATATCATGCATCTTTCACAGGTATTGTATATCCACCAGTTCCAGAAGGCCATTTGGAATCCAATATATACGCTGCATTTATTCACTATTGTAAATTTGATAGAAACGCCCCAGTTCCAGAAGATTTACGTGCCATTTGCGGTGAAAAACCGACCGAATACAATGCGTTATGGTCATTGGAAGAAAAAATGGAGCATTTAAAACGTCACGGTAAACGCTATACAATAGAAGACTTGTATAATTTGATGAATGTTATAGAAAAACGCAATACAGTCGTTATTGGGGACTCCACTGTTACTTCTGATATTAATAATGATATTATTTGTTTTGTTGATAGTATGGATACCGAATCTACCACATTAATTGAATATCCATTACGTAAATTATTAATAGAGGTATTAGAATCTTATGTTCCCAGAAAAATGATGAAAGAGAACATAGAGGATTTGCGTGAAAAAAGTAAAGAAGTGTATAGATTACGTAAATATTTGACAACTACAAACAATAATTTACTAGTGGAAATCAACAGGTTTCTAAACAATTATGCATCCAATATAAGTAGCAATGAAAAAACGAAAATAGGCGACTTTTTAATGAATATACATGAATGGCAATCGGATGCTAAAATGAAAGACACTGGGCTATATTATGATGAACAATTATATACTATTACCAATTTCATTAAAAATTCAATGAAACAAATGACCAATGTATATCCAAACATCGTTATAAATAATGTTGACCCAATTAATATAACTCCATCTGGATGGGGAAAACATTGGGGATTGTCATCCTATCATGAAAGTGATATAAATAGATACATAAATGAATACCTAGTTGATTTGGATAAATTTAAGGGCGATAGTATTTTGAATCAATATTTATTGAAATTACAAAATAGGGTCATTGATTTGAATATGTTTATTCAACACATTCCAGTGGAAACTCCGGTTCTCAAAAACGGAGACGTTTATTTTTCATTATTTGATAAACAAACAACCTATTTGTTATTTGTATACTGTTGGTATTCTATTTTGCATGAATATATTCAATGTGTAAATGACCCAAATCTATTGGATATGGATGTTCAAGAAATGAAACGCACCAAACGAAATGAAATCCGTGAATCTCAAAATACATCAAATTATATTGAATCTACTATTTTAGACGAAGATGTTGATGAAAGTGATGCAAATACAGAGTTGATTCAAATGGAAATTCGCCGTGCAGATACGCGTGAATTGAAAGAACGGGTATGTAATTTGTTATATACATTTTTAAATATTGAAATGAAGAATAAGAAAGTTTTAGACCGTTCTTATAATGAAATTAGTAGAAAGGTTCGTCGGTCAAAAGAAGAAGAAAAGAAAACGATTACCGATTATTTAGAGAACATGGAAAAAGATGAACGAAAAGTGGAGGATATGATTAAGAATTTTAAGTTAGGTAGATGGAATGTAGGAACTCAAAAAGGAGTATTTATGTATGACAAAGGAACATACGACCAAGAACGTGAAGCTAATTTATTACGTTTTGCACAAGATTTGGAAGGAAATGTTCACGGAGAAGGTGATTTTAATGAAGAAACATATGATGTAGACGATTTAGAACGCTATGATAACCAAATGAATGATGAGTTTTATGAAAATGAAGCAACTGGTATTGGTCATTTCGGTGTAGAATATATGGACGAAGGTTATTATGGGGACGATGTAGAAGAGGATTTTAGTGATGATTCTTAGCCGCCTAACATTTGTATAAACCTGGAAGTTTATACAAATTATTTTATACATCATCTGAAATCAATGAACCTTTTGTCATTTCTTTTAGAATTGAATTTATATTTGGACTATTATCATCCGGCAATTTTAATGTTCTGGGTTTTCTTTTTTTTGGACTATTATCATCTGGTGATTTCAATGATCTGGTTTTTTTTGTAATAACAACACTATTATTACTAGTTGTTTGCAATAATAATTTATTTTCAATTTTTTTTTTAATATTAGGAATATCATTTTTAAATTCATTAAATTCTTCTTGTGTAATAGTATTGATATTTGGGAATTTAACTAAACCGACAGAACCGGTTTCAATTGTTAATTCATCTGTATTATTATTATTGTCGGATGCTGTTAATGTATAACCATATAATTTATTAAGTGTATCAAAATAATCAACAATAAAATTCATATCAGGTGTATTTTCAGTTTGATAACAACAATAAAATGCAAGATTGTATAGTCCAAATATATAATATTTTACAATATATTGTCTAATATCTGTTTTTGGTTGTGGTAGATGTTTTATTAAGTGGTGTATATTAGTTAATATAATTATACCAAATGAATATATATCAATTCTTTTAAGTAATCCTTTTCTTGCTATTTTTTTCACTATATTACTATAATATTGTAAACAATCATTTACGTCAATATCTATTATTTCTTGTTCTAGATGTTGTCTTTTTGAATACAATAAAAATTTTGATATTTGTTCATTATAATTTGATTCGTTAACATTGTTTACTATTCCAAATGTTTTTTGGTATATTAATTTTTCAGCATATTCATTAATTTTTTCATTCATAATGTCATCCATAATAAATCCAGTAAACGGGTCATACAAAGTGTATTTCATCCAAATAGAATATTGATCATCGTTATAATATTTATCATCTTTAGAATTTTTTTTATTTTCATACTGAAAATTTCCATGATGATATAATTTTAATAACACATCAGAATTAAAATTCGTTAATGTAACATCAGGATAAACATAAACCGCAGTGAATGCTGCAATAGCTGGCCATGGAAAATATGGAAAATTATATGGCATGGTTTTCATAGTAGTCGTTGTCGTAATTTTACGTATGTCTGATAAATCAATTATTTTGAAGGTATTTTCATGTAATATACAATTTTCAGGTTTAATATCATTGTGAATTAAATCATTATTTTGCAATATTTGAATTCCTTTTGCAATATTTAATATTTTTGTGTTGTCTGAATGAAATGCATTAAACCCATTATTTTTTTCTAATATTTTCAGCATGTTATTCTCTCCTTTTTGGTATAATATCATTTTTTTATAATCAATATCCAATATTTGGTTACCCATTGTCCTCCAAGCTGTATTATATGGTAGGTTACGAATCATTTTATAAACAGGGTCAACATTACAATCATCTATATCTAAAATAAAATACTTATTTATGTCTTCTACATTCGTTATTTTTTTAATTAATCTAGATGCATTTAATTCACTTTCTAAATCAATTTTTGCATCTTCACTGTTCGCAATTTTTGATATATAATTATCAAGTTTTCCAAGTTGCGTTTCCTTACATGGGTAAGCAGGGTTTCCTAAAACCCAACCAGTTGCTCCATAACCTAATACTTCACCCCCCTTTTTATATGTTTTTCTAAATTTCTTTTTAGATTTATTTCTATATTTTTTTGTATATTTCATATATATTTAGATATATATATTATAATGATAGAAGAAGGACAACCATTGGATGTTATGATTTATGTTGATCGTAACGTCTATTTACAAAAAAAACGCACACCTCCTACAATAATTAATCCTGAAATTACTCAAATAAATGTCATGAACGGTAATTATCAACTTGATACGTATGTAATGAATAATGTGCATATTGATGGTAGGACTTATGATGACAATGCTGATGTAATTAATCAAGATGATGAAGCTATCATAATATCATTAACTGCAAAAAATTGCGTATTTACTAATTGTGTGTTTATTATTGAAACTTTTCATCAATACATTCTTAATTTTAACGGTTCGTTTTTTGAAAATTGTGTTTTTGAGGGGGACTTTGACAAGGCCGATTTTAGAAACACCATTTTTAATAATTGTAGATTTAATGACTTGGCACGTTTGAATTTTTGTAGGTTCGAAAATTCAATTATAGAAAATTCTATGTTGCTAAATATTGTAGGTGAAAGAATACATTTTACAGATGCAAAATTTCACAATGTAGATTTAGAAAATGCAATTTTACGAGGTTCAACTTTTAGAGATGTAATATTTAAAAAAATGAATATGCAAGGCACAGAAACAAATTTAGTACGTAATGTGAATAATCCTAACAAAACTATAAAATATACTACTAAATTTATAAATACTATATTTGACGATGTTGACATGCAACAATCTACATTAGAGAGTGCGAAACTAATTGATGTAAAAATGACAAACGTAGATTTATATGGTAGCATTATGACAAACACTAATTTAGAAGGTGCAATTTTGAATGGTGTTGATCTAACCGATGTAACATTAGATGATGCAATTTTAAAAAATACAACAATGACGAACGTAAATTTTACAAATACATCTTTATGGAATTTTGACCCTATACGCGATTCTAAAATATATCCAAATCTAGAAAAAACAAATATAGATAATGATACATGTTATTTTATGAAAAAAAGTGGAGATGATGATGATGATAGTGATGATGATGCTCCAGATGAAAAAATAATATTTTCACATATTAATCGTAATGAAGCAAGAAAATTAATGAAAACAAATATAATGAACAAAAGCTTTGAATTCTATTTTGAAGACCTTTTAAATGATAGAGAAAAACATAATATTGAAGCTGCTAGAATGTTAAATTTATTTTCACAAAAAATTGAAAAACCCAATTTACTAAAGTTGCCGGAAAACTATTTATTAGATTTTAATGTTCCTTTCCAACCTGCTAGAAGAGAACGTATTATGGAAGAAATACGTAATAATGAAAAAAAAATAGAAAAGATTGAGAGAGGAAGAATAAAGAAAAGGACCGGGGACGAAATAATAAGTAAACCAAGGCTTGAGATACCTGGCGGTAAAAATAAGAGAACATGTGGTAAAAATAAGAGAACATGTGGTAAAACAAAGAGAACATGTGGTAAAACAACGAAAACCGGTGGTAAAACAAAGAAAACCGTTGGTAAAAATAAGAGAACAAAGAAAACAAAAAATGATAAAATTTAGGAATATGTTCTCAATAATGAAATATTTTTATCCAATTAATATAACTATATGTATAATTTAAAACAAGTTGTGAGAATTCATAAAATAAACTTCGCTATTTTACTATTTTTAGTAATGTTCTCAATTATCCACTATTTAAAACCCGGTTTCATTTACAATAAAGACGGCGGATTCCGTCCATTTGGTTTAGGATATAGACATAAAACAGTGGTTCCAATTTGGGTAGTAGCAATATTATTAGCAATATTATGTTATTTAGCGGTTCTCGCCTATTTGATGTATTTTTAGGAAATACGTCATTTTATATTATTATTTGTAAAAAAATAATTCAAAAATATGTTTATGATTATTATAAAAATGAATAAAAAAACTATAAATTACAAAGAAAATGAAAACAAAAACAAAAACAAAAATGAATTTTCTGACCTGTATTATAGATTGTATATAGATTGCATCAAATATAAAACCGAAAAAGTTCAAAAAGAAATAAATTGTAATTATTATTACAACAAATATACTATGACAAAACTAACGTAAAACAATGGTATTTAGGATAATATTTGAATGTTCTCAACTTGTCTATAAAATCTTTGTAAAATGTTCATAATAATTATTTTTAGGATAATCATTATGTATACATGGAAAATCCAAGGTTAATTGACCCATCCATAAAAAATTATTTATACAATACATTGCAAAATTGTCACACCACCCGTGTTCAGGTATATACAACAATATTCAATATAGTAGTTTTCGTATTATTTATAATATTCGTCGGATGCGCATTATATTATTGTTATAAACGAAAATTAACTCCATATGAAAAACACCAAAAAATGTTGCGAGAACAAGAAATAATTCTTTCTAAAATACGATATTATCAAAATGAACGAGTTGGTATGAATTCCGGCGCATCTTCATCCTACATCACAAATCTGCCTGCAATAGATACCCATATCAATAGAGAACATTTTTGAATATATGGTGAATATATGTAAATACTTTATAGAGATATTGTATATTAGTCAAAATGAATATTATTCAAGACAAAAGAGAAACAATTATTCGTGACAACAATACTGCACAAAATAAATTAACGAATATATTAGAAACACATGATAAAACGATTACAGAATTAATAGTGAATGAGCCATTACACGGTGAATTGGATTTGTCTATTTTTGAGAACATGGGATTTACTAAAATAAAACACCTTGATTTAGGCGAAGGTGAAATTACTGGTATAGTAAATTATCCAAAAACATTACAGGTTCTCAAATGTGCAAATAATTTATTGGTTGAAATAGAAAATTTACCAGATGATATTCTTGAAATTGATTTTCAATACAATTATTTGTCTCATGTGGATTTCAAAGGATTAAACAAGTTATATAAAATTAATATTTCCCATAATAAAATTATTGAAGTAGAGAACCTTCCACCAAATTTAGAAGAATTATATTGTGAAAACAACAATTTGAAAAACTTAAATTTGTTAGAAAATAATAAATTACGCCTTTTACACATATCTCATAATTCAAATGTCATTATTGAAAATGTTCCTAAATCATTGGTTGATTTAAAAATGGAAGAGAACCCATTTAGCGAAGTTACATATCAAGAAATGCATCCAACAGAAAGAGAACCTAGAAACGACGAAAAAAAGAGTTTTATTGAAAGTTTAAAAGTATTTTTTAAATTAAAAACTCACTATGAATATACACTTTATGAAAAACGTAAAGAAGTATATGAATCAAAAAAAATGATGAGGGGAAAAAATACTGCACGAAAACTGGCACAACAAGTAAAACCATCGTGTATAAATTGTAAACGTCCAGTGGGAACTATCTTTTCAGTAAAAAAAGGAGAATATACTGCAATATGTGGAGATGCAAATGCTGAAACTAAATGCAATCTAAACGTAAAACTTCTACGGGGTGATTTTTCAAGTCATGATAGTTTATTGTATTTGTTTCATGAAGAAGTGGAAGAGTTAAAAGAGAAAATAATTTCACGTAAATTAGATACTTTATTCAATTATGTGGACGAAAATAAAGCGGTTTCTAAATTCAAAAAAGAATTGGAAGAGTATAACTTTACAAGTGGTATGTTTAAACAACTATACGAAAAAAATATTGAATTGCATAATGACCCAATGCGAAAAGAATTAATTATAAAGAAAGAAAATGATGTTTACAAATTAATGGAAACTATCAACAAATTATTAGAAGAATATGAAAAACAAGGTAATAGAGAAATATTGAGAAACGCGGTTGAGATTCAAGTCAAAGAATTGATTCCTGAAATGGAGAACTTACGTAGGTTGAAATATGAATTAATAGAAATGGATAATCAAACGATTAATACTAGTGGTTTTGGTAAATCAATAATTGATGTTAATTGTAAGTTAATACAACGATATGTCAATTTATCAAAACATGATTTTACGTTTGGAGAAGAACCTTCCGTTGTAAAATTTATTAGATAATTTTTTCAAACACTGTATGGTTTATATTTTTTAATTAAAAAATATAAAGGATTTTGAATAATACTAATATAAAATGATGTGGCGATTTTATTATTTATTTTTGCATTTGTTTATATACGCGTTAGATACTACATTTTCTATTCAAAAACAACCATTACCATCGTGCAATAATTGTAAGCATTATATTGATATATTATACAAAGATAGTATTGAAATTGGAAATTATTATGGTAAATGTTATAAATTTATGGATATAAATCATCGCACTGGGGAAATTGATTATTCAAGTGCATTAATGATACGTAACGATGAAACCAAATGTGGCAAAGAAGGAGTTTTATTTGAAAAAAAACAATAATTCATTATATTCAAACATACTTAAATATAATAATACGTTCAATTTATATTGATGAGTATTTTTGACTTATTAAGAGTATATCAATTTGACGATAAAATTCGTTTGGGAAAAATATGCGACGGGGGCTATGTTATTGGCGAACTAGAAGGTGAATATGATTGTTACATTTCTGCTGGAATATCAAATGAAGAAAGTTTTTCAAAAGAATTCATAGAAAAATATAATATGAATGAATTTAATTCTTTTGGATTTGATGGAACAGTTCAACATTATCCATATGAATATACAAAAAATATATCATTTGTTCAAAAAAATATTAATTCATTTAATGATAATGATAATACAAATTTATTTTCGTTGATTGATAAATATGAAAATATTTTTTTAAAAATGGATATTGAAGGCGGTGAATATCCATGGTTATTAAATATGACTGCAGAACAATTACAAAAATTTAAACAAATAGTCATAGAATTACACGGAATTACCAATGATAGTTGGGGATGTAATTACCCGGATAAAATGAAATGTTTAGAAAAATTATCAAATAGTCACTATGTAATACATGCACATGGAAATAATCATGCACCTGTATATGCTAATATTCCAGATGTAATTGAATTAACGTATATTAATAAGAAATTATTTAATTCAACCCCGGTCTTTAATACTACACCATTACCTATTCCAAATCTGGACTATCCAAATAATCCAAATAATAATGTAGATATTAATTTGAATGTGCAACCTTTTGTAAATACAGTTTAACAACTATTATAATTTGTTATTCCGTCCCAAGAAATACCCCAATTATCAGCCCATTGTTTTTTTGCACAAATATCAGTTTTGCCTTGGTTACTCCAAGCTTCATTGGTAAAATCTATTCTTTGTATAGGGTCGGCGAATACATTATCACTATTTCCTACTGAATTCGTAGCAGGAGTATATACTGGAAATGCATGTGTAGTGGGAGTGGCCCCAGCGGTACTTCTTACAGTTGTCCCTGGTTTTATCTTAAGCGTATTATTATTATTAGCATCATATAAGGTGCCTACGTTCTTTTTGTCATTTCCCGGTAAATTACAACTTTTACCATCGGATGCAAGTGTCCAATAGTCTGGACATTTATTTGCAACTGGTGGAAAAACGGTTGACTTATCTTGATATTTCATTAAGATTCCAATTATTGTCAATATTATAATTAAAAATATAATAGCAAAACTTATCACTAAAATATGAAATAATTCCATTATAGTATAATATTACAAATTATTTTACATTAAATTTATTCTAAATAATTTAGCTAATACTATCTAATTTATTTCTACATCAACTTTATATAAGGAATATGTCATTATTAACTCCTGATAATATTGATAATATAGGAACTATCATTAATTTAGATAAATACAATGGCCGTGTAGATATTATTCAAGAACCATCCATTGATGAAAAATTCAAAATGCAGGAACGCATTGCAGGAAGAAATAAATCAACTACATATCATGAAGCATTATGTGGAACATGGGAGGACAATGTTTTGTCTAAATTGTTTTTTTCAGCGGAAAATATCCAAATTATTCAAAATGGATTACGAGCAGGTGTTTACAATTTATCTAATCAAAAATTTGTTATTCCACCGCAAAACATGGATAATTTGAAAATTATTATGCGAAGCACTTATTTACAATACGCGGAACATTATCCAGACCGTATTACAGAACAAATTGCACGATTGAATAAAATTGTCTTGGATTACTGTGTGCCATCCGTTTATAATGAATGTATTGCATATTTGAAATATACCCATGACCAAAGTAGTTTAGTTATGCCATTTGAACGTCCATTGAATCATGATAGACAATACAAACAATTGGAATTGAAACCTTTTATGTAAATATTTAGGATTTTTTATTTTTAAATATTTAGGATTTTATTTTTAAATATTTACTTAATATATAATGAGTAAAACTAAACGAAATTTTCAAAAAAATAGAAAAACTCGTAAAAACAAAAGTATAACCCAAAGTGGCGGTATGAATTTAAACATGATAATCTATACATTAATGATGTTAGGATTAATATTTCCTATTTCAGCAAAAGTTTTCGGAATAGAAGAAAAAATAGAAGAAACCACATTACAAAATATGGGTATTGTGATAGCAAATAATAATAAACCACCTCATTCTCCAGTCGGTTTAGAAGCATTAAGAACGTATTATTATCCTAAAACTACTGGTTTAGCTAAAACCCTATCCCTAATTAGCCCGCGTTCAAGGGACTTTAAAAAAGAAATAGAAAAATTGAACGAAATGATATCAAATGAAGATATAATATTTTTTAAATATCAAGATTTACGACGCTATTTTAATATGTATTTTGAAATGGGTTCGAATAAACCAAAAGTAAAAGATGTTGATTTTGAAGGAATACAATTAGGAGATGATGTTTATTGGGGAATTCATAAAGATTTATTAGAAAAATTGTTAGAATATTTGAGAAAACCAATTGTAGATAAAGAAATGCTAAAATTTTTAGTAAAAAATACTAAGATTGACGATGAACTTTAATTTCATTTTATTTTCCACATCCACTTACTTTGACTATTTTCTTAGTTTTAGCAGCCCCGGTGGTCGCTGAATTTCCACTTTGAATTTGTTCCCGGCGTTTTTTGTATAGACCATATTCGCGTTCAAACTCATCCAACTCACTCAACCACATTTTCTCCAATGTAGTTGCAGTCAATATACTCAATTCTTTCTCGGTTTCCTCTTTTTCTTTCAAAATATTTTGAACATTTTCTTGTGTTACTGAATCCATTGGCATTTTAATCAAATACTTGTAATCGCCTTCCAATTTATCAAACTTACGCGATTCCATTAATTCACTTACCTGTTGTGCATTTTTACGACGTAAATCAACTACTCCGTCCAATGTTTCTAAAATGTAACGAGCACGATTTGATAATTTCATCAATTTCTTTTGCATGTCTTTAATGAGCGCTGCCTTGCGTTTACCATATATATCCAATCTTACTCCATAAAAGTCATCCATCATTTCTTCTACAGTTATGTATTTATGCAACTTGAATTCATGATTAAACATATGCATATTTGTAGTGCTAAGTGATGTTGTAAGTTTCATCATTTTTTCCAAATCATTTACACCGGTGGTAGCATCCACTGCTTGTTCCAATTCAGCCAATCTGCCCTTTGGAAATACAACGGTTATATCAATGGACACTTCTGTGCATAAGGATGTGAAATCTTTTATACTTGGAGGAATCTTTTTACCGGCTTTGTCAATCCCACCATCCAGTAATCCTTCTAAAAATGTGATGTATGGCATGGTCCATGTTCCTACCGGCAATTCTGTAATACGAATTTTGTCTTCGCCGATTTTATTATACAATCCTTTTACTAAATATTTATTGTCCGAGATTTTTCGTATTGTTCCGCGGAATCCTTCATAATAAGGAATGAATTCACCACCGGTATATTCTGTCTTGTTCAATTTAGCTTTCAAATATTGAACCACGTCTTTTGGATTATATGCAGGAATACTGGATGAGAATCCAGTGCCTATACCTGAAATACCATTGATTAATGCAAATGGTATAATTGGTGCATAAAATTCTGGTTCAACTAACAATCCATCATCATTTATATATTTCAATACTGCGTCATCTAATTCTGGAAATATTTTTCTTGTAAGCGGATTCAATTGTGTAAATATATATCTTTCACTAGCACTGTCATCGCCACCTTGCAATCTCGTGCCAAATTGTCCATTCGGTTCCAACAAATTTATATTATTGGATCCAACAAATATTTGTGCCATGTTTACAATGGCGCCATTCAAACTGGCTTCACCGTGGTGATATGCACTATGCTCGGATACATATCCTGAAAATTGAGCGACTTTAATTTCACTTGTCAATTTGCGTTTGAATGCGGAAAACAGAATTTTACGAAGTGATATTTTCAAACCATCCATCATGTTTGGAATGGAACGTGCGCAATCATATGTGCTAAAATGAATAAGCTCCTTGTTCATGAAATCTTCATATTTTACTTGTGGATTGGACGTATCTAAATAAGCCGTTTTTTCATAGTTTTCTAACCATGTTTTACGGTCATCTGCTCGTTTTTTATTGAAAATTTTGTCAATATTATCATCACTTGTTTGACCGTTATAAACGAAATCTACTATCTTTTTATTTGCAAAATATTCTTTGAATTCTGCGGAGGTGGATGTTCCTAAACCTTTAAAATATTTAATATTCCAACTGTCAGCATTTCCTCCCATAGACTGTTTCCATTTATCATATTCACCTTCGTTGTAAAACACTTGTATTTGCGAACCTTTTTTAGCCCGTAATATGGGGGTGTTCATAAAGGATATGAATCCCGGAATATGCACAAGAGATGCCCATTCACTGTGGAATAAATTAATACATAAACCTTTGATATGGGACCCATCTAAATCCTGATCAGTCATAATCATGATTTTACCATAACGCAAATATTGTTGGACATCCGCGTTTGTTTTGTATTGACGACCCGTTTCTAATCCTAATATTTTTTTGATATCCGATATTTCTTTATTTTCGCTGATTTTTTTGATTTGTTCTCCGCGAACATTTAGGAGTTTTCCTTTCAATGGATAAATACCAATTGTATTGCGATCATCTGACGATAATCCAGAGACAATACCTGACATAGCACTTAATCCCTCACATAAAATGAGAATGCAATCTTTGGATTGCGCAGTTCCACTATAATTTGCATCAATGAAATTATTGATGCCGCGAACCGTCTTGGTTTTTGACCCGTCCGTTTTCTTTGCTAATCGGTTTTCTTTGGCTTCTGTCAAAGAACATGCGGTATCCATGACACCCATTTTAGCAACCTTTTCAATAAATGCGTCGGATACAGAACAAGTAGATCCGAATTTAGATGAAGGTGTATTCATGAAATCTTTGGTTTGACTATCAAATGCTGGATTTTCAATATCGCAACGTAAGAATATAATCAGTTGTTCTTTGATTGAATTGGAATTTACTTTTACTTTTTTCTTTTTTTCAATATAATCGCATAGTTTACGTATAATTTGCCCGCAAATATAATCCACATGCTTTCCGCCTTTGAATGTGCAAATGCCATTCACAAACGAGATTTGAACGAATTCTTGTGTAGGAGAAATAGCAACGGCGTATTCCCAACGTTCATCTGGCATTTCATAAACGCGTTTTGATTCATCTTTTGGACCGATATACATATCAATATATTGTTGAAAATTCTTCACAGGAATAGTAGAACCATTGTATTGTATTTTTATTTTTTTTACAGAATGGTCAGTTACTGCTCCAATGTCATAAACACGTTTTTTCAAAAGAGCCATCATATCTGGTGTTAACCCGTGGATTCCTAAACGACGGTAATCCGGTTTAAATGATACTTTTGTATAAGGTTTTGATGAAGATGTTTTTGTAATAACTGGCGGAGAAATTGTATCCAAATTATTGTGAAATTCTTGGACATATTTAAGACCGCGAGTATGATCAACTGTTTCAATACGGCCATAGGTAGACCAAATCAAAACCAGTTTGAATCCAAAACCATTTTTACCACCAACAATTCTTTTTTCATCTTTATCATAATTGGTAGATGTTCGTAAATGACCGAAAATCATTTCCGGAATCCACATATTATTTTCGGGATGTTTAGCTATATCAATACCATTTCCATCATTTGTAAGAGTAATTGTGCCATCTTCTGCGATATCAGTTTCAATGTAAGTAACATATTTTTTATCCAATAAGTTGGAATTAATAATACGAACAACATGGTCGCGACAGTTGACAATACCCTCGTCAAATAATTTGTATAATCCAGGAATGTATTCAATATGTTTTAGCGCAATTTTATTGGTAGCATCGTCATATACCCACATTTCGGCGTCCACATTTTCAACGGAGCCAATATAGGTATCTGGATTATCTAATATGTGTTGTTTATCAGTTTTTTGCTGATATTGTTTAGCAAGATTTGTAGTAGCAGTAGCGGTTTTGGATGACATGATATATAACAATTTATGGTATATCTTTTATCTGATTTTTGATTCAATTTTTTGATAAATAATATTGAGTTACATGAAAATGATAGTATAACAAAAATTTCTGCAAATATTATATAAATGGTGCTACAACCAATATTTGATGCATATGGAAACCAGTTTGTTGAATTTAGAGAACACTTATTTAAGGCAGCTAATAGATACATCGGTTACCAAATAACGCCAGATGAAAATAATGCGTTCATTATAGTTAATCATGTTCCGACTCAGACTGGTTATTTTCCAGTTTTCCAATACATTGGAAGGTTACATTTTAATAGAATGCAAATGGCTGGACCCGCACATGAAGAATTTAGTGAAAATCCATACCAAGGATATTGGGAACTTGAATCAAATTACTACATAAACCAGCCAATATATATTCAAGATCCCAATGGAAACATAATTAAAGCAATCTATGACGCTGGTAATAACAAACGAAATAATGGAGTGTATCGTCGTCCTCATAGTCCAACTAATAAATGTTTAGGCTGTAGTATTTCGGGCGGGAAACGAAAGAGTAAAAGATACAATATAAATAAAAAAAGACTAACAAAAAAAAGTAGAAGAAATACAAAAAACAAAAATAGGTAAAAAATTTTTATTCGTATTATAATGTATAAACACAACAATATGAAAATGCGAATGATCATGCCAAATGATATTGACAAATACTGTGCATGTAAAAAAGCAGAAAAAGTCGCATACAACAAATTGGTAACTGGTGGTAATAATCCATCTATAAGCAAGAAGATGAAATATGCATCTTATGTAAATACAAGTCGAACCAATTTCGTTCCATATAATTCATTGGGCGATTGGTTCAAATAATTCCATATATTATATTTAGCAATTTTTTTATATATAATATATATATTATGAAACGCCCAGTTCGTCAAGAAGATGGTATGTACCATATGAATGGTAAAAAATTCCCAGAATTATTCGGTTCCCGTGTCCAAGTATGGAATGGAAATGCTTACAAGACTAGTGGTGGTCTTACAAAATCACAACTAATGATGAATAAATGGGGTAGAATTGTTTCTGAAAAGAAATACAAGACTGCCAAAAAAGAAAAACGCCTACAACAATACGGATATTTTGCTAAGAAAGGTAAATTCGGATATGTTAAGAAAAGTACCAGAAAAATGCGTAAAAGTATGAAGAAGGGTGGAGATGATGATGATATGTAAATATCCATATTTTTATACTAATTTCTTTATAAATTTATCATAAACATTTTTTATAATATTATGACCATGTTCGTTATAATGTTTTAATACATTTTCATTGACAAACAATGTTTGAATATCAATATCAGGATATAATATTTTAATTTCATTCATTGGATTCAAAAATGGAATGGAATATTTATTGCATATATTTTCAAGCGATTTAGCCAATTCATATCTTTCACCATATTCATAACTATATATATGCGAAACAATTATTATTTTTTTACCCTCAAGTTCTCGCAGTATTTCTGATATATCATTTTCTATTTCTTCATAAGTTTGTTTTCGTATAATTACATTATCTTTATCAGAAATATTATATTCTGGATTACCCGGGTTAGCAGCAATATTGTGAAGATGAATATTTTGGTATTGATATGCAGTTTTACTTGCAATTTCTATAAAAATGATATCAGAAGTTTCTAATTCATTTTTGTAAGAAAGTGTCCATTGAATTGGTCGTTTTTCTAATATAGGAGTTCTAAACACTTCTATTGTTTTATTATCTGGTATATGCCCATATTTACAATATTTTATTATTTCCAATGCTTCTTTTGAATAATGAGAATATGAAATTCTGTTATGTATACTAGTAACTTGATAGTTAGGGTCACTATATAATGATTCTTGTCGGCAGCATCCTAATATTGTAATTTTTATAGGTAGTGACATATACACATGTTTCAAGTTATTTTTCTAAATAGTTTATACCTTTGCACTTTTAAATCGCCGATTATATAACCCTGAATTCGCCTTTGGCGATTTCTCGGTATAAAAGACGAATTATCAGTTGCAAAGTAACAGTTACCAAAGCACGTTCAAAGAACGTCCAGTTAAAGTGGGCGTTTTAAATGTGCAATGGTGTATACCTTTGGATATTTGTATCATAAATTAAACCATTCCATTGATATGAATTTATTATCAATAATAAAATTTCCCATGTTTTCGTATATGTATTTCTCAAAATATGATTTGCTAACTATATTGTGTTTGGTCAGGCTTTCATTATTTGCATAATATTTACAATACAATACATATGCATCATAAATTGATATATTTAATATTGGCGAACAACACCGGTCACGCTCATTTGAATAATTATGATATCGTTCTTTTATGTTATCCAATGCAATTTGAATATCCATTTGTTTATCCCACATAGTAGAACGTATTTTATATATGTATTTATCTCGTTCTATTTCAGCATATGGAAAATAATACACAATAAGGTCCAGAACCTGTTTACTATTCATATTGTATATCTCATTTTTTTGAATACACCATTTTTTAAATAAAACACATATTTCATCAATTTCAAATTCCATATCAGTTTCCAATTCATCATACCATATTGTTTCTTCCCAAAAACCTATAAATTTTTGTATTTCCGGCAAATATTTACTGCAAATACCAATGAAACTATCTACATCTTCATTGTAGTAATCACCAATTTTTTGAATAAGAAATTGTTTTAATGTATTTTGAAACATTATCATTGGTAAATTTTTACTGTCTAAATAGGTTTTCCATAAATATTGCATACTTTTCCATGTAATTTGTGTAGCAGTTGTAGGTTCACTTAAACGCATTACTAACGAATCATTTTTTTGTAAAAATTCTCCAATAAAATTATTTACTAAATCTTCCGGTTGAATATTTTTCAAATAGAAAACTTTATCAATCAATGATATTTCATTGCTTGCATTGAGAACATATTGATCCGAATTTCCATATCGTATTGAATAATGACATGCAACACAAATCAAATCTATGATTGATTTTTGTAATGTTCCTTCCCAAACATTTTCATTTTTAACACATTCATTTATGTTTACCAAACGACAATTACTATATTCATGTTCATGATATTTATGACGGAAGGATTGTCCTAAATTTATACCCACTATCAATTGACATAAATTGTTTATTTCGCGTATAAAATGTTTTGCATTTACGGTAATAAAATGAATAATATCGCCGTTTTTTTTCAAAATATTATCTCCTAGTATAGTTAAAAAGTATTTTGCTTCTGCGCGACTTGAGAACAAGGTTGGATATAATAAATCAATGATATATTGTATTGTATTGGATTCAGGAACTGATTTTAATAAATTATTTTCTTTTATTCTTTTCATAATATGCATTTTAGTTCGCTGTTTCCATGCAAGCAAACTCCTATCTTTGCTTATTGTAGATAATATATTATACATTACATCTTCTTCTTTACATAGTAAGTAATGTTCTCCATCATAAAAGAAATATTTTTCAGTGGATGGTATGTAAAAATAGGGATTGTTTGTTAAAAATGATTGGATGAAGAAATCTTGTTCATGTGTTAATTCTTCTATTCTTAATTGACGTTGTTCATGATTTTTTTGCATATTTTCTAATGTAATTGGTAATTGTTCACATATATAGTTGTGCGCGCGATTCAACATATATTTGTTATCAGCATATTTAACATATATTTGTTGAATAATGTTTGTTGCATTTTGAATATATTCTTCAACTGGTATTTCAGTTGAAACGTTCATTATATTATTTAAAAAATATTTATTTATATTGTTTCTATGAATAAATATTGTATTAGAGGAATTTTCATTTCCATACAGTGGGAATTTTCAATTCCATTCATCGGGGCGTTCTTTCGTTCCTCCATCATATTTTACAGCATAATTATTAGAAATCATCCATTCATTTACACACAAATCTCCTAAATAAACATCTGCTAAAATGCGACCATATTTTTCAGTAGATACATTTTTCAATACAACTATTTTTCCTAAAATAAGGTTGGAAAGAGCATCTCGTGATTTTTTTGCCAATTCTTTTTCATTAGCAGTTTTTCCTTTTATTTCCGGAGAATCAATACCGTTCACACGAACTGAAAATCTGTATATTGGACCTTCGGTATGTGGTAATTTAGATATCATAGTAAATGTATCACCGTCATACACTTTGATTACTTTACCAACTGTAATGGGAGGGACAAATGGAACCGTATTTTCATAAACAACATTGACTAAATATTCAGTATCGTCGCTCATATATTTAGGAATACAAAAAAACGAACACAAACGTCTATACCATGGTTTAGATGGCGACGACACTGCGAATTTCACTTGTTTTATAGTATTCATCTGTACTATCTACCAATGATGCTTTTAAATGCTTTACTATAATTGCATTTGACTTCAATACTTCTTCTGATGGTAACACTGCAAACCATTGATATTTAGTTCGTTTTAATAATTTCTCGGCTGGAATATAAATACCAAAAATATTTGGAATAGTATCTAAAAAATCTTCTTCCATCAAATTTTCCAATAAAATAGGTTTTCGTTTTTGGGTTTTAACACCAATATATTCACCGCCAATCAAATTCATGGAATTAACATTTATCTTACTTTTACACCAGTGGGACATTTTTCCTAAAAAGTCCATTTCATTTGAAAAATGTCCATTCACATACATACGTTTCATATCTTCAACCATTTCAAGAATAATTGGGTGATTTTTAGGTGCACCCATCATTGAAACATCTGGAGTAAATAATAATTTTTGTTTTTCTTCTACTATATTTGTTGAATGATTGACGTTTTCACATACAAATGGTTTTTCTTCTGCTATACCACTGTTATATAATTCCTTCAAATTTTTCATGCAAAGAAATGAATTTGGTAATGTCATACCGCCGTAATAATATAATAATTCCATCATACCAAGGTGTCTATATTGAGATTTATGTGGTTCTGCAATATGTTCTAAATCAATATCCCACGAAGGAATTAATTTGCTAAATGTGTCATCATCAATTAAACATATATTGAAATCATTACCACAATGATTAATAATTGTTTTAATAGTCAAATGAATATATGGTTGATTTAAATCTGTACTATTACGAGAATAGAAACTCTTCCATTTTCGTGCATTAATTTCATATTTACTGTGTATCCATAATTTTGGTTTATTAAATCCATATAAAGGAGAATCGTTTAATAAATATTTTTTAATTAATTCATATTCATTATTGGTTTCAAATGATTGTTTAAGTTTCGGAACAATATAACTGATTGCGATAACAACACTAAAAATAGCTAAATAATGATATGGATTTTTACTGCTAAACATTTATATATAGTAATATTGTATTTTTTTATTCATACCCAAAAACAAATCAATAATAAATAAAATAATCAATATTATATTCAGAATCGTTATATTTTATTTGAGACGAGAACATTGCGTTATTACTTTTGCATATTTGTCTAACTATATTCACAAATGAATTATACGTAAATTTGCGTTCAATATAAAATTGTTTAGATATGTGATAATAATCACTAAGTGATTCGCAAAAATCAGTGTTATGATTGTAAAACATAATTTTACGATAAGCATTAATATCTATCAGGTAATATTTGTCTGTTTTCAAACATACTTTTTCCAAAAGTATGTATAATAATTCCAATGGCACTTGTTTTTTAAATATTTGGGTTAACATTCTTAATATAATATTTAATTATAATTAAATGACTATTTCTAAATACTATTTTTATTTTTTAATAAAATTACAAAATAAAATTACAAAATATAAAATTAATTTACAAAACGTTATTTATACTGTTTGTAAATAATGCTAATTCAATAACATCTTCATGAAGGTTATGAAAAATCGTAATATATTTACATAAAAAAGGAATTATTTTATATTTTTCATCTTCACTTATAGAATTAGTAATTTTTACAAAAGTGAAAAAATAGTCTAATATATCAATAACGGAATAACCGTAATCATATATATGATATAACACCTTTATTGCATTATTCAAGTTTTTATTGCGAATTTCATTCATATATGTTTCAAATTGTTCAAAACTAATGGTTGAACATATATTTTTACATAAATTTAAATTTACAGGTTGTCCTATTATATAAATTTTTTCTAAATTATTTATAAATTTTCGCACTGAATTATTTGATATATGTATTAAATATTCTTCAGCGGCATTCGTTATATTCAATTTTTCTTGTTTAATTATTTTGCGCATAAGGGTTTTAAATTGATTCAAGCTCGGATGCGGTATTTTTATGATATGAATGCGAGATTGAATGCTTTCAATTACTTTTTGAATATTGGTGCATGATGATATGAAATTCACATTGTTTTTATATTTATCAATATAGTTACGAAATACTTGTTGACTTTGTTCATTAATTGTATCAATATCATCTATAATAATAAGTTTTTTTTTACCAAATATGCTACTTGTAGATTTGCAAAATGTTTTCATTTCATTGCGAAAATAATTTATACCTTGTTCTTTCAAATTTGTAATAAATAATATATTATTTTCAGGAAATGATGCTTCTTTGGACAACCCATAATATTCTCGTATAAGTGCATATAGTAATGTAGTTTTACCAGAACTTGTATTTCCTATAAATAACATATTGAAATCATCTATTTGTAATAGGGTATTAATAACCGCTTTTATTTTTGAATCTTCAAAAAATTCTTCAATATAATAGGGTTTGTATTTTGCAATAAATGTGTTCATTATTTTGTATAGTAAAAGTTTTTTTATATTTATGTTTAAACTATATATAAAAATATAACAATATAGTAGTTATAGATAAATGTCAAAAGAAACATATTATGATATATTAGGGATATCCAAAGATGCGAATGAAAGCGAAATAAAAAAGGCATTTCGCGCTTTGTCGTTGAAATATCATCCAGATCGTAACCAAAATGAAGACACAACTGAGCAATTTCAAAAAATAGGAGAAGCATATGAAGTTCTGAGTGACCCTGAAAAACGTAGTCAATATGAAAATGAATTAAATGGAATGCCATTTGGAATGCCGTTCTCGCATATGGATAGTATGAACGAGTTTAATGATTTAAATAATATATTTAATATGATGTTCAATGGAATGGGTGGACCTGGAATGGGTGGACCCGGAATGGGTGGTCCGGGAATACGTATTTTTCATAGTGGCATGGGAGGAGGACCACAATTTTTCCAACAATTTCAAAAACCATCCGCAATTTCAAAAACCGTTAATATATCATTAAATCAATGTTATGATGGCGGTGTAATTCCAGTTGAAATTGACCGTTTTGTAGTAAATAATGGAATAAAATATACAGAAAAAGTTGGTTTGAATGTGCCAATACCAAAGGGTATACATGAGAAAGACGGAATTCTTATTGAAGGAGAAGGTAATTCAATTAATGATTTAAAAGGTGATATTAAACTATCTTTCAAAATAGAAGAACATCCTATTTTTAAAAGAAGAGAAGGTGACCTTATTTACAAAAAGAAAATATCGCTTAAAGAAGCATTATGTGGATTTTCATTTGAATTACAACATTTAAATGGTAAAATGCTTTTTTTAAATAATAAATCAAATAGAACTATTATTACGCCAGATACAAAAAAAACAATACCAAATCTGGGAATAGAGTATGAAGGCAAAACTGGTAATTTAATTATTGAATTTAATATTGATTTTCCAATCAACCTCAGTGAAGAACAAATGAATGTAATTTCATCTGTATTATAACATGATTCATTATATAAAAAATATATAATGAATATTTACGAAGAAATTCTCTTAGTTGGAATGGATACGTCTACAATATAGATTGAATTTTCAGTTACAATAATATATTCGGTCGCTACTTTATATATTTTTGCAATAGGACTTGTATACTCTTCTTCGCTCTTTACAAGTAACTTTTCATTAGTGTCTTTTACTCCGATTAATACAGTTTTATCTAATGAACTTGTCCAATAATCAAACATTATTGGTTTATCCTCTACTATAGATAATTTAGCTGCATGTTGTAATGTGTTATTTTCAGGTAATCTATAACCATTTGGTGTAAGATTTGTAGTCTGTTGTGCTCCTCCTATATTACTCATTTATATGGAATTATAAAATATAAAAATGAAAATACTTTAAATACTTATTCAAATAAATATTTTAATATTTTTTCCTAAATATATTAAAATGAATAACATATTAATAGAACTTTATGTAAGATTGGTAAATGAATATTATTCAATTATGGGACAATCCGATATATTAAAAAATATTGAAAATAAACGATATATTATTTATATTGGATTAAATGCAATCAATAATATATTTAAAATAAATTTAACAACAACAAACAATATTCAAACTACATATTTCTATTGTGAAAAAGCATGCTATTGTTATTTAGAGTATATTGAACAAATTAATAAAACAGAAGTATTAAATAATCTTAACATAAGTGATGTCGTTAAATTTGTATATAAAGAAACTATCATTTATAATGAAAATGCAATCACAAATGTTAATAATTGTTCTAGTATAAATATTGAAAATTCAAACACAGTATTTACTATATTGACACGTATTTCATCAATATTGTTCAATTGGAATAATGATAGTATTGATGAAAGTATACAAACGATTATTTGTCAAAAATATTTGCCTAAATATTTATATTTGTTTGTAGAAAATAATATTGTTGATTACATAGACTATTTAGACACTATAATAGAAAAAATTAAAATGAATAAAGATGTTTATATTGAATTTTTAGAACAATTTTTTAAAAAAATAAAAAATGTCAAAAACAATAATGATATAAAAAATAAAATAATGATTTTTTTAAATAATTTTGAAAATAATAACAACATTAATAATGTAAATGACGTAAAACTATTTGTAAAGACTTATCTTTAATTTTAGACACACACTGAATTTTCATAATAATTTTGTGAAATATTTATTTTCTTTTTTCTTAATTTTGTTTTTTTACTTTTAACGGAGATTTCTTCATTGGCAGTGTGTATATTATAATATTCAGTTTGAAGAATTTTTTTTATAAATTCAAATATGAATAAAAGTATTTTTTCAGAACAATTTCCTACAATTAAACAACTACCTGTTCTAAAAATCATGAACGATACTTCTGTATATTTTTTATTTTCATCTAACTCGCTCATTTTCATTGAACGATCATTCACAATAATTTTCCCATTTTGAAGTTCGTAGTCAAACCCTAATTCATGATTGAAATAGAATTTACATTTTACTCCTGGATAACTACATGGGTCATATGCTGTTTCAATTCCATATTTTTCACTACGCAATATTGTGTATAATTTTTCACGGTTAATAAAGAATCCACAATTGAAATTTGAATTAATTAAAACATTATCTTCGCTTGAATTTTCCAAAAAATGCAATGGTGTATTAATACGTGGAGTAAGAGTATTTAGGATCATTTCTTTTACAATATCCAATAGTTTTGCATTTAATATACCTGGTATTTCCAATTTACCTGTATTGAATATTTTTACATGTATTTCGCGAAAGTTGCCTTCATATCTAAAACGTAATATCATCGCAAAACAATTATAAAATGCATTTTTTATTTTTCCACGACAATTCATGATATCTTTTTTGGATATACCTATTGTTATTTTACGCTCATCTTTGAATTTTATTCTACGGGCAGTTGGGTTATTGATCTGTTTAATTATATGTTCGTTGTAATAATATACATTTTCTAATTTTTTCCTATATGAATTGAAGTCTTCTTCATTTTTGGATACAATCTTCATTTGCTTTTTTATAACACCTTCATTCGGTTGCCAATATTCTACAATAGGTATTTCCCAAAATACATTATCAATATCTATTTCTTGATTCAAAAACAATACTTTTGTTTTAGTTGAAATGTATAAATCATCGCAAACCGGAATAGATTTAGACGACATTTCATTTTGCAAAATTTGATTAGAGCAAGTATTTACCGTTGTTTTATCATTTGGTAATAATTGTTTTGTTAAATAATTATTCCATTCATCATCTATATCTGTCATATTTTATATTTATTTAAATAAATATAAAGTGTTTATATTATTTTCAATTTTATATTTTTGTAACGCCCATTTCTCTAATACAAAATACATATATTGCATCTTGTATTACAATATATGTAAATTTTTTTATATATGTAATTATATAAATGCAATCTGTAACCAGCGAAGTTGTAAATATACGTCTACCAAAGAAGAATATATGTATTACAAGTAATAAATCAAAATATAATGAAAAATATAACTATGAACTACAACCAATTCGCGATTGCTTTGATCCTAATATATCAACATCTCCACCGAATGATTTTATTGAATTATTGAAGAAACGAATGGAATTTTTCTATACTGAATCTGTATAATATTTTTGTAAAATATTACAAAAATAATTCAAAATCGTTTCTATATTAACATCGGTTGCATGAATCAATAATGTTATAATATCTAAATATTTAGGCGTTATTAAATATCCATGATTACGAATTATATAATTGAAATATGTTTGTATTATATTTTTTTTATCCATATTGTATTGAATGCAAATATTTTGTATATATTTCAATACAGTTTTGCTATCTTTTTTTTTAAGTAATTCGTGTAAATTTTCCCAAACAGTGGATTTTATAATTGAATTTCCCCATTCGTCTAAATTTTGATTTAGTTGAATAAAGTTTATCATACTTCTAATATCAGAATTATATATCGTTTGAATAGCATCTATTGAATTTTCATCAATATCTAAGTTCTCTGCATCAATTATTTTTTTAATAAACACATAAATATCTTTTTTAGGTAACTGATTAAATCGTATACACACAAATTCGTTTTGTAATGATTCATCTATTTTACTTATATAATTACATATTAAACAAAACCGCACATTGGACGTGCATGTATTTAGCAATGTTTTCAATGCTTGCTGTGCATTCTTCGTCATATAATCAACTTCATCCAATATCACAAATTTGAAACCGATTTCAAATAAATTTTTTGATTTGACAAATTGATGTATTTGGTTTCGTATAATATCTATACCTCGTTCATCTGATGCATTCAAGTGGATTACCGTTCCTTTACTTTTCCCATAATATTTTAATTGAAATTCGTTTATTAAATTTATTATAGTTGTCGTTTTCCCCGTACCTGGCGGACCGTAAAATAAGAGGTTTGGAAAATAATTTTTCCCCAATATATTTGTAAATATTTGTCTATTTATTGGGTCCAATACAATATTTTCAAAATTCTTTGGTCTATATTTTTCAACCCACGGTGCATTTTTTGTTGTATTATTTTCGTTCATATATTTTGTTATTCTATAGAACAAAATATAAAAATCTATTTATATTTATTTCTTCATATATGATGAAACACCCAAATACGCACATACAGATGTAGGTAGGACATGTATGAAGAACATATGTGTAAATGTAGACCTATAATATGCATACTCTCTTTCTATTGTATTTGGATTTGTATAATCTATTGAAAAATACCAATATTTACTTGTATACACTACTTTTTTATTTTTGCATTTAAGAACCTGATGATAAAATAAATATTCATTTGTTACAAACCCTGCAATAGATACAACTGCGGTAATATACCATATATATTTATAAATAAACCGGTTGCAATCAAATAGTGTAACGTGTATAAACACGCTGTTTGCTAAAACTATATCTGTGGTTTTTATTATTCCTTTATATTTAACTTCGTTCCAATGGAAAATACTTGAAACATATAATCCAAATAATAAAATACATAATCTATTATATTCATAAATATATGCCAAATAACATACAAATAATACAAATTGCACCGTGTATAATGCTATTCTTGATATATGCTGCGGAATAAGTATAACTGCATGTGTATGTTGTTTAAACATATTTACATTTATATTTGCTAATATGTTTTTATATTGTTATCATTATCATTAATTCGGTCCTTACTAGATATGTTCAATTTGTAAATAAGAAATACTATATCCATAATTTTCATTTACAAATTTGCAAAATTCTTTGTATGATAATCCATGAAAATTTATTTCACAATTATCTTCAATTTGTTTTATAAATGGGGTAGGATCGCGTATTCTATATCCAAATCTGCCATATTTTTTAAATTTATGGTATTTCAAATTTTCTGGAAAGTAATTCGTCATAAATGTTGCAACCATTTTATATTCACTAAAACGGAAAAATGTATGACTCAATTGCATTATACATTGTATCCAATTCATATTATTATTGCCATTATGAATTACACCATGACATTCTATGTGTTTACATAATTCATCCAATATATAATGATGAAATACAAAATGATGTGGAACAAATGTTCCCTCACTTGGTTCTACTACATTTAACCCGGTAAGATACTTTATTGAATCCTTATATTGTTGTATATTCCATTCTGAACGCGCCTTTTCCTGTAAAATTGCGATTTTATATTCAGTTTCTCCAACATGTGGACATATGCTCCATTTTACTAATGGTATCAAATCAGAATCCCATACCACATATGGGTCCGATAATCCATTAATTTGTGTATATGCAGCTAATTTAATAAGCTGTTGATACCACCAACCAAATTCGCGCGAGAGAGGGTCCGGTTTATTATTAAACATATTTTTAATGTCATTTATATGCAACCCATAATTTTTATTGAAAAAAGTTTCTTCCGAAATCGTCACTACTATTCCGTTCCAATACATACATAAATTATCAATAGTTGCTACATATATTTCAGGTGTAATAATATATATTTTCTTAGGCGAATGTAATTGGTATATTGCTTCCACTGTTGTTCGAACCATATTATGATAACGATGTAGTGGAATTACAAAATCCATATTTTTCTATAGAATATATATTAAGATTTATATATTTTACTATTTATATTCAAAATAGACATACCTATAAAAAATTGAATAAAATTATTGAAATAAAAACATAATCACTAAATATACAAATGACAACTCCTGGTTATTTAGAACTAATTCTTGGTCCAATGTTTTCAGGTAAAACTACACAGATTATACAGCATTATAAAAGCTATACTTATATTGGTAAAAAAATAGTGGTTATTAATTATGCAGATGATAAACGATATCACGATTCGTTGCTTTCAACGCATGACCAAATCATGATTCCTTGCGTTTTAGTTAAAAAATTATCAGATATATTGGAAGACGAAAATATTAAATCAGCAGATGTTATTCTCATTAATGAAGGGCAATTCTTTGAAGACATATTTGAAATTGCGTTGGATTTTGTAGAAAATCAAAATAAAAAAGTTTATATATGTGGATTAGATGGTGATTTTCAAAGAAACAAATTTGGTAAATTATTAGATTTGATACCATATTGCGATAAAATTACTAAATTAAATGCATTATGTGCTTGTTGCAAAAATGGAACCGCTGGTTTGTTTTCACATCGTATTACAAACGAAACATCACAAATCGTAATTGGTAGTAATAATTATAGACCATTGTGTAGATCATGTTATAAAAAATTCAATTCATAAATATCAACAATGATATTCATATCCATCTTCTGTTACATTTGGAAAAGGTTCATTGTCGTAATATTTATCACTATCAAAAGGTATATTATTTATAATTATATCTGAATTTATTAAACTGTATAAATCATTATACATTTTTTCATTTTTATGCCAATTGTGTCGTAATATTTCACCAAATGGTGTATTCAATATGGTTGGTATGAATATATTGAAAAAATCTTTATTATTATATACATAATTGCTTATATAATATTGGTCATATGGCCATCCATTATGATAACTTTTATCATTTTCTAAATGGCAAATAATATCTTGGTACATATTTTTTGTGAATTCGTTGATTTTTAGAATAAATGACCCTGCATTTATATACGTATTTTTTTTAACATAAGGGTCTCTTGAAAAACATCCATGTTTATTATCATTTTTTTGTAAATCGTTTAGTAAATCATTTAACCATTTTCCGTTTTGTATCCAAGCGTCACTGTCTGCAAAAACCAAAAAATCATCATTTGAATTACATAAAATTTCGTTTACTACACATATTTTCCGAATAGCCGCATGCATTTTATTATTATCAATATTTTCAACAAATAAATAATTATATCCAAATTTCTTACACATTTTTGTATTAACTTGAATTGATAATAATAAATAATCTAATGATAATCTATCATCTGTTTGTAATACAGTAACTTTTGGCATTATTATATATTTGATTATTATTATTATTATTATTTAACGATTTATTGATTATGAAAATAATATAAAGTTTCATCAAGAAATACAAAATATTCATATGGAAAACATGGATGAAACTACCATTGTAAAAAAAAAGAGAGGTAGACGCAAGAAGATTGTTGAACCCGTCACTAATGAGAATAATGATACCCCTCAAAATATAGAAATTATAATTGAAGAAAATCACGAACCACAAGAACATGTTGCTAAAAAACGTGGAAGGAAGCCTAAGGGTGGTAAATTAATTATAAAGCAATGTGAACCAATGGTTCAAAAAAACTTGGTATCAAATATAATTTTGCATTTGAAATGTTCGATGTCAGATTTAAATGAATATACTGATAAGTTGAATAAATTAGTAACTGACCCCCTTTCATATAATCCGTCTATTCCACCTGACATTATGACATACGATGATTCTCATACTGGTGGATTGAAGTATGAAAAAATAAACTCCATACTTCATATTGATAATGAAGTCCCGTCATTTATCTCAAATTATGCATACGCAAATGAAAATAAAATATTAAATAATAGTTGTAATTATTGCAATCAACAAACAAACACAATGGTGCATGACGATGCAAATTATGACAGTGACGATGAAGTGAATATGAAAGATATCAACAGTAAACTAAAACGATTAAAATTACATTTATATAAAAATACTATGCCAGATAAAAAATCGGCATGTTTCTGGTGCACATATGAATATGATAACCCATCTTGTTATATACCTAAATATGAAATTGATGACCAGATACACGGTTATGGTTCATTTTGTCGCCCAGAATGTGCAACTGCATATTTAATGAAAGAAAATATTGATGATTCTACTAAATTTGAAAGATATCATTTGTTGAATAAAATATATAGTAAAATCTATGATTATAAAAAAAATATCAAACCTTCTCCAAATCCATATTATTTGTTGGATAAATTTTACGGTAATTTAAGTATTCAAGAATATCGTAAATTATTAAAGACGGAGCATATGTTGTTAGTTATTGAAAAACCAATGACACGAATATTACCGGAACTACATGAGGATAACGAAGAGATCGTATTGAATGTATATGGGGGAAATAATAAAACACAAAATACAAGCGGGGTTTATAAAGTAAAGCGGGAATCTGAAAAACAGAAAGGGCCATCTAAAACAAGTATTATGCGAAATAAATTTGGATTAGATAAATAATGAAAAACAATATAAAACTATATAAAGTAAAATATTATTTTATATAGAAAATGATTTCTATTAATTTAATGGGCGGTTTGGGAAATCAATTATTTCAAATATTTACAACAATTGCATATGCTATTAAACATAAACATAAATTTGTGTTTCCTTATTCTGACAAATTAGCCCAACGAGTAACTTATTGGAATAATTTCATGTTATCATTAAAACTATTTACCACTTCTAATTTGAATAACCGTGTTACAAATAACGAAATCCAAAATATGGATGTTATTGGTGAAAGAGATTTTCGTTATAATGAATTGCCTCAAACGAATCCGTTGAACTCATTCAAACTACATGGATATTTTCAATCATACAAATATTTTGAAAATGAATTAGACCAAATATATGGTCTATTTCGGTTGGAACAACAAAAACAAAAAATAATGGAAGAGTATGCAAATTTGTTTTCGTTTGATGGTGCTAAAATAAGTATGCATTTTCGTTTAGGTGATTATAAACAATTACAACATTATCATCCAATTATGCCTCCTGATTATTTTCAAAATGCATTGACTACTATATTAGAAAAAGGTGAATTAGAAAATGCGACTATTTTATATTTTTGTGAGGAAGAAGATAATAATATTGTATTGCAATTTATTGATATTTTGAGATTACATTTTAGTACATCTAAATGGAAGGATATAAATTTTGTCAAAGTGGATGATACTATTGCAGATTGGAAACAAATGTTATTAATGTCGTGTTGTGACCATAATATTATTGCGAACAGTTCGTTCAGTTGGTGGGGTGCATATATGAATTCATCTGCGAATAAAATTGTGTGTTATCCATCATTGTGGTTTGGACAAACTATGCATGACCACCATGGGTTTAAAGATACACAAGATTTATTTCCTGAAAAATGGATAAAAATCAATACATAAATGGTGTATAATTATACAAAAAATTGAAAATGAATTTTGTATAATTAATTTTTATAACAAATATAAAGTAAAATACTCTATTATACAAAACCATGAATCCTGTTCTCAACCAAGCTAAAAAAAACATGAAAAAACAATTCAATAAAATTAAAAAAGAAATGTTAGATTATGAATTATACAAAGAATTTTATGATTTTATGAAATGCTCACCGATGATGCAAACTATTATAAAAGAAAATCGTGAATTAAAAATGTTTAATAAAATTTTATTGGAAACTGTGGATGAACTGAAAAAACAACTTCGTATGAAAGAATTTGCACATGTAAAAGTAAAAAAGGAAAAATTTGTTGATGTAGTTGATTTAACAGATGAATACGAAAATGTAGAAGATGAACCAAACATTGTATATGAAATTGTAGAAGATGAACCAAACATTGTATATGAAATTGTAGAAGAAAATATTGATTTTATTAGATATAAAAAAGACGCTACTATTGAAGAAGGTGAAATTGTGGAAGAAGAAGTTGAAGGTGAGGAGGAGGAAGTGGAAGAAGTTGAAGGTGAGGAGGAGGAAGAAGTGGAAGAAGTGGAAGAAGTGGAAGAAGTGGAAGAAGTGGAAGAAGTGGAA